TGTTTAGTTTCTGCTTTCAGCAATTCTATATCCGAGATTTATCTGTTGTGTGTTGTTTTAGTTTCTGCTTTCAGCAATTCTATATCCGAGATTTATCTGTTGTGTGTTGTTTTAGTTTCTGCTTTCAGCAATTCTATATCCTGAATTTTGTGTATAGCTTCTTGTTTTAGGGTGTTTATGTATGCTTGGAGCAATTCTATATCCATAATTTTAGAGTTTAGTTTTTCCGCTTGGAGCAATTCTATATCCGTTTTTTTTTTGTAGGAGGCATGCTTCGTGCTTTGCGGTGTATTTTTTGTTTTACGTTGATTTGTTTACAAATTTTTCGTCTATGGTAATAAGTGATCTTGTTTTTGCGAGTGTTGTTTGTCGTCCGCCCGATGGTTCTTCGGTTTCTCCTTATAGGGGTCATATTAAGTATTATGTTTACTGGCGTTTGTTTGGCCTGCGGGTTTATCGTCGCCTTGTTGGCGCCGTTGACTTCGTGTATGGCGCTTCGTCTGATTACGCGTCGTTTGTAGTTCACGAGGATCTTTTTAATCGTCGTGTTAGTTTACGGCTTCGTCGTCGTTTCTCATGGTTGTATCTCTATTTGTAGAGTTTTATGGTTGACCTGATAGTTAAGGATTACTTGGCTTGCCGCGATGTTCGTATAGGCGTTCGTGGTCTTACGGTTGTTCGTGGTGAGAGTTACAGCGGTAAGAGTAGTATGTTCCGGGGTTTGGTTAGTGCTTTTACTAATCGGTGGAGTAGTCGTTGTGTTCGTTGGGGTTGTTCTTGTAGTAGCGTTAGCGTTCGTTTCAGCGTTGGCGGTCCTGTTCTTCGGGTTGTCAAGGGGAATAAGGTTGGTGCTCGTTACGAGTTGGACGGTGTTGTTTACGATAAGACTGGGCGGGATGTTCCGGGTTGTGTTTCGTCGTTTCTTGGCTTCGGGAGTTTGGACATCGGTATCGATAGCGTTTCGTTGAGTTTCTGGCCACAGTTTCGGAGCCCTTTGTTACTGAGCTATAGTCAGAGTAGGGTTCGGGAGTTTTTGGGTAGCGGTCGTGGTTTGGACGACTTAGGCTTGTGTGTTGACGGTCTTCGTCGTCGTGTTTCGGAGCTTCAGGGTGGTTTGCGGACGTTGGACGGGTTGGTCGACGGTGAGCGTGTTGTTTTGGAGGGTTTTCGAGGTTGCTTGTCGTCGGGTTCTGGGTTGTTTGGTTTTGTATCGGATATGTTATCGTCTTTGTCAGACGTTTCAGCCCGTTTGTCGTCTGCTTCGGAGTTGTTACGGTTGGTTCGTCGCAGGGCGTTTTTGTCGCGTATCGTTTGCGGTTATAGGTCTTACTTGTCGTCCTTGGATATCCTTTCGGATGTTTGTCGTCGGGTTGTGTCTGTTTCTTACCTTCGGGGTGTTGTTCTGGGTCGTTGTTCTTTATCGTCTTACGCTACGCGTTGTGGTGCTGTTTTGTCTGGTTACGATGCCTATCTTTTTGCCTTAGGTCCTGACGGTTCTTACGGTGTTCTTATGGGTCGTTTTTCGTCTTTGTCGTCTTTGCGCGCCTGTCTTTTGTCTCGGGCGTCTTTGTCGGCTACCGTATCTTGTCTTTCGTCTGGTGTTTCTCTTTATGGTTCTTGTTCGTCTGTGTGCCGTTCTTTATCTCTTTCGTCGTCGCGGTGTGCTGCTTTGTCCGATCTTCTCTGTTTGCTTCGGTCGCGCGCTGATCTTTCGTCTCGTATAGAAGGTCTTCGTTCGTTATCGTCGTCGGATGTTTGTCCTTTGTGCGGTGGTCCTTTGGGTTGTTGTGGTTCGGACGTATAGGTGTTTGGTTTCTAATTTTAATATTGTTTATCTATGATTGATTTAGAGGAGATAGGTCGTCGTCGTTCCGCCGTTGATCAGAAGCTTCGGGATGCCGAGGGTCGTTTGAGTCAGCTTGACGGCCGTATTTCGGAGTTGTGTGTTAGTCTTGGTTTCGGGTCTTGTCCGAGTATCGAGTCTTTGGAGTCGGAGTTATCGCGTTTGTCGTCGGATCGTGATAGGCTGGAGTCGGAGTTATCGGGTCGTTTGTCGGAGATAGAGTCTTGGGAGCGCGATCTTTCGGGTTTGTCGTCGGGAGTTGTTGGGGGAGTTGCGCCTGTTGTTTCGCCGTCCGTTCCGTCTGCCGGGGTTGCAGGAGCTTCGGGGTCTTTTGTTTCGGATGGTTCTGACGACTTTTAGGGTTATGTTATGGATTTGTCCCGTTATAGTTCCTTTCTTTCGTCTTATCGGCGTTGCGTGGAGTTAGCGTCGTCGAGTTCGAGTCGTCTTGATAGCTACCAGCGTCAGCGTGCTTCTTTATCGTCGGAGCTTACGTTATGTCAGAGTTGCAAGGATTACTTACGTCAGGCTAAGGAGTTGCTTACTTGTTCGAGTTTGCGTCAGTGCGAGGACTTGGCTACTGTAGGTGTTCAGAGCATCTTTGGTTTGGACGCTAAGGTTGTTTATGATAGTGACGGATGTTGCTTCGTTCTGGACTACGGTAACGGTTGCGTTAGCGATTTGACGACTGCTCAGAGTGGTGGTGTTATTACGGTTGTGAGCTTCGTTTTCACGTTGTACTTGATCTTGAAGCTTGGTAGCCGTCGTGTTATGTTTTTGGACGAGCAGTGGACTCAGGTTAGTGCGTCGCATTACGGTCGTTTTTTGTCTTTTGTTCGTAAGGTTTGTAGTGATTTTGACTTTGATATTTTGTTGATTTCGCATGACGCCCGTTTGACGGATGACATGTGTGATTGTTGTTACGAGATAAGTGACGGTGTTGCCCATCGTGTTAAATAGTTGTTGGTATGGATAATGCTGCTTTAGTACGTTCGTTGAGCGGTTTTACGTCTTACGCGCGTCAGGAGTTCGACCTTAGCGGTCTTGATTTCAACGATTCGTTTAATGCGGCTTTGCGTAGTTCTGCTTTGGCTATTTTGTCTTTGGTAGATAGCTTTAGTGAGAGTTATAGCGATGTTGGTATTTTGCTTGACTATGTGTCTTGGGCGCGTTCTTATCGTCCGTTTAGTCCTTTGACGTTCGAGGACTCCATGTGGAATGAATGCGGCTCGGGTGTTTTTCAGCACATACGCTATAGCAGTTGTTTCCGGGATCGGTCCTTTTACTCTTTTCGTCCTTACGTTACTGACGCTTTTACTTGTCGTTTTACTCTTATTCGTCGTCTGGGTAACTTGTCTTTAGAGCTTCATCCTGTTAAGAGTTCTGGGTGGTCTGTAGGTAGTGTTTGGGTTTCGGCGAATGGAGTTCTTACGGGTCGTGGTTTTTCGGGCCGCAGGTGTCTGCTTAAGGAGTTTAGTGTGTTGTATGGTTGGGCTGTTCCCTCGTGTGCTATCTCTTTGGATGTTACGGAGGTTTGTATTACTCTTGATTCCTCCGTGTTAGTGGTAGATGCCGCGTCGCCGGGCTTTTTGTCCTTATCGTCGTCTTACGACTTATGCTGGTACTACGACGAGCGTTTGACGGGTGTTCCTGTTGCCTCCTTGTCAGTAGAGCCGTCTTGCTTGCCCTTAGACGAGTAGAGTCTGTTTCAGTTGCCGTCAATTATATATCCGGATACCATGAGAGGTTTCGTTCCAGCTGGAGGTCGTTTTGCGTTGTGCGGTAACATTTATGCGGTTACGCGCGCGTCGGATTTATATTTGTTGCGTCCTACGGATTCGTCGGAGGTTACGGCGTTGCCTTACTGCTGGTGCAGTGTTTGTGTCTTTCGGGATTCTCCTTGTTTATGTCAGCGTGCCGTTTCTATCTTCGGTGGTTGTTACGGCAAGTGTCGGCCCGACGGCACAGATGTTGTTGTCACTCTTGTAGGTCCTTTGGAGCGTGGTTTCTCGATACCTTTCGGGGGCTTCAGCGAGCTTGGGGCGCCGGAGCGTTAGCGTCTTGGTTTTGTATAGTTTACGAATTAAAGCTTCAGAAATCCCATGCCTTTAGGCATGGGCTTTCTGCATCCTACTTTTTCTTCTGATCCTCAATATATCGACGTATCGTATCCTCTGAAATGTGTCCTATCGTCTCGACGTAATAGGATCGCGTCCAGAGTGTCGGCATGCGTGTTTGCAGCGACGGAAATTCAAGCCGCAGCGTATGTGACGTGTATCCCTTAAGCTGTGCCACAATCCGCGCAACCGGATCAATAGGATTAGCCTTAATGGATAGATGTACATGATCAGGCCTGACCTCCAGCGACTCGATAACCCATCCGAACTTGGCGGCTTGTTCATAGAGCAAAGCCTTGAAGCGCTCGGCAATATCTCCTGTAAGAACTTTCCTCCGGTACTTGGGGCACCAGATGATATGATAGGCTACATTATAGACGGAGCCTTTATTCGTCTGCCAACGTGTACGCATAGTTTTTATTTGCAAAGATAGTATTTTATTCTTATATTTGTGGCATAAAGAGTACAGTAATGTTGACATACAAATACAAACTCTACAAGACACATCGGACCGTATGGTTGGACCGGATGCTTCGGGAGTGTGCGTTTGTATGGAACCACGCACTTGCGCTTCAACGTAGATACTACCGTATGTATGGCAAGTACGTTTCAACGGTTGACATGCAGAAGCATTTTGCGAAGCGCATCAAGCGGCTTCTATTGTACTCGCACAATAGCGTTGAGGTTCTGCAGCGACTTGATGCTGCGTACCCACGTTTCTTCAAGAAGCTTGCCAAGCGGCCGCCTAAGTTCCGATGTGCCTCGGATTTTCAATCCTTTGCCTATAAGCTGCATTATGGGTATAAGATAGACGTCAATTGCTTCACAATCAACAGACTTAAGAAGACTTATAAATTTCATAAATCCCGTAATTTTGATGGTGCGATAAAGACGGTTCGCGTTAAGCGTGATCCGTGCGGCGACTTTTGGTTGTACGTCGTAACCGACGCTAAGGTAGAATCCAGCAACACGGCACATGATGGTTCGGTTGTAGGCATTGACTTTGGCTTGAAGACGTATCTGACGTTATCCGACGGGCGCAGTTACGAGAACCCTCAATTCTTTAAGCAGACGCTTCGTGATATCCGTAAGGCGCATCGGCGGTTGCGCCAATCCGTCAAAGGCTCAAATAACCACCGCCGTCGGCGTCTTGAACTCAGCAGGCTCTATCGTAGGATCAGCAACCATCGTGACGATTATCAGTGGCGCTTAGCGCATGATCTTTGTCAGTGTTATTCTACGATCTGCTTGGCGACGTTGAGCCTTGATGGTATGCGTCGCTTATGGGGCCGTAAGGTTTCGGATCTCAGCCACGCATCATTCGTGTCGCGCTTGGAGTTCGTAGCTACTAAGTACAACACGAACGTTGTGCATGTCGATAAGTGGTTTGCGAGTAGCAAGATGTGCAGTGGATGCGGGTACGTTAATAAAGAGCTTCGGTTGGTTGACCGTTCATGGCTTTGTCCGCAGTGCGGAACGCATCATGATCGTGATCTCAACGCAGCGTTAAACATTCGGCGTTCGGGCATGGACGCGTTGATTAGTGGTAGTAAGCCCACCTCGGTGGCGTCCATGTCTGAGTCGAGAATCCCGCGGCTTTAGCCGTGGGAGTATGTCAAGACGTCTTTTTCGGGCGTAGTTTTTTTTTATGTTTATACGTTAATGTTCCAACGTTTAATCTTTTTTTTATGAAAGGAGTAAGTTTGGCTCGTCCGTCTAAGGACGACTTTGATTGTATTTATAGTTTCTTTAGTGTTCTGGATGCCCTTTACGCGTCTCGTTGGGATTTTTCGGATGAGTGGGTTTCTTGGGATGCCAACGATCCAGCCAAGCAGGAGTTGCTTCGTCTTCGGCGCATGCTTGCTGCTGAGGAGTGTTGCGATGAGGCTAATGTTGACAATCGTCTTGTTTTCGAGGCTTTTGTTCGTTCACGGATTTCCCGCATGTGTGGTGCTTGGGAGCGTGTTGTTTTGAGTTCAGAGACTTTGTTGGATTACGTTTGCGATTTATCCTCGGATACTGTTGCTCTTCATCCCGTTGTTTCTCGAGCTCTTGAGGACGCCATTTTGGGTGAGTGATTTTTATGGGTTATGCTTAGAAGGTTGTGGTGTCATCTTTTTGGTCATAAGGTGACTTACGTGTTTACTACTCGTCGTCGTTCGAGTGGTTGTCGGGCTTCGCATTGGTCTACGAGTACTACCTTTGGTGGTTCTTCTTGTAAGAAGCGTGTTGTTCCTGTTTTCTACAAGTGTTGTAGTCGGTGCGGTAAGAAGTTGAGTCGCGTCAGTAGGTACTGGGGTGATCCGGTTGTTTAGTTTTATGCCTTGGTATTTCTTATGGGACGTCAGGATTTTCGGGCTTATATTTTAGTCGTGTGGCTTCTTAGTGGGGAGTCACAGACTTTAGGTAGCACGTCATTTACTGCTCGGTTGCTTCTTGGTTTTGTTCGTAGTCTTCGGAGTTCGTCCTTTGACTTGTTAGTCCGGCAATGGTTGGATTACTTTTACTCTAATCGTGATTCTATGTTGTTTGATATTCCATCTTTTCCGTGGTCGTCCGCAGAGGAGGCGTATGATTATTATGCTTCTACATTTTGATAATTAAATAATATTAATTATTTTTGTCATTGTGGAGCTGTTTCCATGGTTTTAATATAGTGTTGTCATGAGTGCTGTAAAGCGGTGTTCTCATTGTGGTCGAGTTTTACCTGTTAGTAGCTTTTCGCGGTCGAGCAAGAATAAGGATGGTCTTCAGTGCTGGTGTAAGGATTGCCAGTGTGCTTGCAATCGTTCGTCGTCTCGTCGGGCGTGCGGTTCTCGTTCTACGCCGTCGGTTTCGTCGTTGAGTGGGGATGCTTTAGGTTTGTTGTCGAGGGCAGATATGCGTGCCCAGAATATCAAGCTTTGTGCTCGTTGTCAGACGGTGAAGCCGTTGTCGGAGTTTTCGCCAGATCCTCGTAATAGGGATGGTCATAAGGGTTGGTGCAAGTCGTGTTGTACTTCTTACGCGCAGGCTCGTAATAAGTCCCGCGCTGCGGCGTTGCGGAATAAGGCAGTTCGGGATGGTCTTTCTTTACATGTTCTGTCTCGTCGCGTTGTTGCCCGGAATGGCGTTCCTGTTTCAGGTGTGTCTATTCCGAAGAACTTGAAGCCTTTGTCGGCGGGTGTGACTGATTCTTCGTCTTTGCCTCCAGTTTCGGCCCCGCGTGTCACCACGGAGCTTTCAGTTGACGGTACGGCTTCTTTGGAGTCCAAGGAGGCTGTCAATCCTCTTTTTTCTGGGATTAGTTCTCGAGAGCTTTTGGAGGAGCTTCAGGCTCGTGGTTTTGACTTGCGCGGCGCGTGTCATGTTGAGATACGTGTAGTTCGTAGTGTAGTTAAGTTGTGATGTTACGGTCTTGTTCTTTATGTTCACAAGGTTCGTGGTTGTAGATATTGGTATTTGCTTATGGATCGTGTAGTTGTAGAGATTGACGGCGTCCGTCATGTTCTTCGTAATAGTCCTGATTTCGTTTGTGGTCAGTCTTGTTCTCTATATGACGTGTGTGATCCTTTAGACGGGTGCTTATGCGAGTTAGCTACCGCCGTTGGGGTCCCGGAAGATCATACTTTCGGTTATTATTTTGAGTTGGAGTCAAAGTTGGAGGGTTAGTTATGACTTTTGGTAGTTTTTCGAGTTCTTTCATTGTCGGGTCTAATTTTGATCGGGCTCTTTTGTTGGTTCGTCTTCTGTCTGAGGAGTATGGGTGTGACTTCAAGTTGAGTAGAGATGGTCGGGACTTCATTTTAGAGTACTGTCTTCCTGACTTTACGACGGTTCGCGTTGAGTTTGTCGTCACCTTTCCGGGTGGCGAGAACTTTGTTCGTGTTTTCCGGGACGAAAGTACTACTATGGATTTTAGTGGTCCTTGTATTACCTATATGGAGATTTCAGACCTTTTGGGTATTTTTGGGGTTGATGCAGATACGCTTGTTTAGCCTATGAGCAGGTTTCTTTTTGTCACGGATTTACATATTAACACGGTTTGTGCTGTTCGGACGGGTAATCCTTTGGATGACGTGTTGCAGAAGCTTCGGTGGTGTGTTGCTAAGGCCAACGAGTTAGATGCTACACTTCTTCTTGGTGGTGATATATTCGATAAGGCTACGGTTCCTTATGAGGCGGTGAATGGTGTTATGGATGTTCTGTCCGGGTGCCGTTATACCGCCCTATGTGTGTGGGGTAATCATGATATGTTATATAGGGCGGACGAGAACGCGAAGCGTTGTGCCTTGTACACGCTGGGCGCGTCGGGGGTTGTAGGCTTTATGGATAACACGGTTTTGTCTTATCCGGACTGCTATGTTGGCGGCCAGCTTCCTTTGGAGACACGTGATAAGCCTCATCTTTTGGTTTATCATGGTTTCTTGGAGCAGAAGGATGGTCGTTTTACGGTTTCGGTTTCCGACCTTGTTGGTTGTTCGTCTCCTGCTTTGGTCTTACTTGGTCATGATCATGTCGAGTATGCCGACTATGTTGTTAATGATCATATCACTGTTGTTCGTCCGGGTAGTTTGTTTCGGAACCGTCGTGTTTCCACGTCGGATAGGGTTCCGAAGGCTGTTTACGTTGAAGTAGAGAACGGCTCGATACGGCATAGTCTTTTGGAGGTCTCCGTGGCACGTTCCGCGTCGGATATTTTTTCGGTTTCGGGTTCTAAGACGGAGTCGGTTACCTCTTCCGATCCGTCTATTATGAGTTACGATACTCTTTTGGAGTTGCTTCGTAATAGCAGCGGAGGTGAGGACTTGAGTTTTATGGACGCTTTGCGTATGGTTGCTCCAGACGATGTTGTTAGTTACTGTGATGGTATTCTTGGTGCTGCGTCCGTTCAGAAGAAGGGCAAGTAGTTTATTTAATGTTTAGATATCTATGGGAAATATTGAGGATTTGAGTTCGTCGGGTTTTGATCCGATGTCCCCTTTGGATGGTTTGGATGGCGATGGTGTTGATCAGGTGATTTCAGGCATTTCGGAGGTTACGTCAGGTCTTCCTTACGAGAGTTACGTTTCGCTTCCGAAGCTTGAGGCTACGCCGATGCTTCATGTTTTGGATTGTCTGTCGAAGCTCGCTGCGTCGTTGTCTGGGAAGACTGTTTACCTTTACGCTACGGCGGATTGGGTTTATGTCAAGTACGACAATTCGGCTTATCAGCTTGTGTATCGTTTTGTGAATTCGTCTGGCAAGACTCTTCGTGGTTTTTCCATTCCTATTGTTCACCTGAAGAAGCTTTTTGGGAACGTTGTGGCTCATCTTGTCTTGGTGTCTCAGGATGCGTCGTCAGGTTCTGGTCAGCCGGGGTTGTATGCTTATTTTTCGGGCAACTTGGTTTATGTTGAGACTCAGCCTTTCGACGCGTCTGTTTATGATTTTCAGTACGAGCAGATGACCGATAAGCTGGACGGGGATCATATTCGTCGGAATCTCCTGACGTTTTCGTCGTTGCTTGCCTACTCGGAGCGTACGTCGGAGCGTCAGCTGATTACGCGTGATGGGTACTCATATATCAACATCGGGTCCATCTTGGGTCGCATGAAGTCTTTCTTTGGGTCCCACGACTGTATTTTGTCACGCATTTTAGTAGACGTGGTGTCCACCCTTGCGGCGACGAATGACGGCGGCATTTCGGCTTGTTTTTCGGATGATCACATGTCGATGAATTTCGGTGGTTCTCATTATCTTCGTTTTGCTTACACGTCGGGTGAGGCTGTTAGTCGTTTCATGAGTCCTCTTTTTAAGAGTGCTTTTTTGTATGACCAGTCTGTTCTTGTTGAGGATGGTGCCTTCCGTCAGCTTCTTACGGTTATCGGTTCTTTGGATTACTTTACGGACACGGTTCGTGTAGACTTCAATCCGAATGACTTTGTTGTCACGGCCCATCGTAAGGATGGCGAGGACGCGAAGTATACGTTTGCATACAAGTTGGGTCAGAGTTCGGGCGGAGCTATTGTTGTCTCCATTCCGGTTCTGTTGGGTGTTCTGTCGAAGAGCACTGCAGACACGAAGTACAGCTGTTCGTCGAGTAGTCTTGTTGTAGATTTGGGCGACGCTGTTTACTGCGTTCGGTCGGTTCTCATGCAGCAGTAGGTTATGCGCCTTTAGGCTTCCTTTTTTTTTGTTTTTATGTTTTTGTTTCCGCCGAGATCTTCTCCATCTCGGCGGTTTTTTCGTCTGCGCCATAAGCAATTATATATCCGTTAAATTTAACGTAGCTTCATGGTCATAGAGCTTCTTTCGGGATTGAGTGCGTCGGAGTGTCGTCGTCGGGGTCTTTCGTCGTTGCGTTCGGATGGTGTTCGTGGTGGCGTTGTTTATAGTCTCTGCCGTGTTTCGGACTCGTCGGCTTTTGCACTTTTGACGTCGGATGAGGTTTTGGATGCGTCGAGTGGTTCTGTAGGTTCTTTGGTTGAGATTGATGGTGTCACTTACCGTTTTCGCGGAGAGACGGATACCGCTTGGCTTGTTGAGGATTTGTTTCCGGAGGATGAGAGTGATGGTTATCATTCTTTCCCGAAGGATGGCACGGATATAGATTTTGATCCTGTTGTTTCGCCGAGTGTTGGCGACTTTGGCAGTTTTGCTGAGTCCTTGTCGTCTTCTCGTCCGTCGTCACCCTCTCGTAGTGTTTCGTCGGGCGTTTCTCCGGATGCGAAGAGGCGTTGGATGGTTTATCAGACTCGTTCGGAGCTTAGCAAGATTCCCTATCCGGAGATGTCTCAGTCTTTATGGTCTTCTGCTTTGGATCTTGCTTTTGATAAGTTAGGGTCTGATCGTCTTCGTTACTATGATGTCATGCCGTTTTATAGAAAGTTGCGTCAGTCTCGTAGGAGGTAGTTTGTATGGGAGATAATTTCTATGAGTGTGTTTCGGGTTTTGACTCGGATTTGTCTGTCGAGGATGCGGTTCGCATTTTGGACAGCCTTTCTGTTGTAGATGCGTCGGGTGATAAGCCAAAGGGTAGTGCTATTGGTCGGGCCTTGAAGAGTGAGTTTAAGGATTTTCGTCGAGCTGTTGGCAAGAGTCTTCTTGGGGGTTTAGGTATTTGGGGCATCTGGGAGTCCATCCGTAAGGAGCTTGAGGCTGACAGGGATTGGGACGAGAAGCAGAAGAAGGCTATCGATTCTTTGCTTAAGGAGGCGGACGCTAAGAGTGCTTTAGATGCTACGAAGACAACCATGATTGGTTATGGTTCTTGTAAGCTTCCGGAGGGTTTTTATCTTTTGGGTGCGTCGGGTGTCACCGATGCGTCTTTGTCGTCTATGACCTTTTCGATGCCTATTGTTCTTGCTTTGGATTGGTTGGCTTACAAGTCATTCATAGAGGCGTTGGGTAAGGCTTCGTCGCGTCAGGAGGATGGGCGTCTTTCCGCGGAGGATAAGGCCACCTTGGAGGATCTTCAGTCTCGGGTTGTCAACAAGCCTCTTACGGACAGCTTTAAGGGCAAGGATTTTCTCAAGTATGTTTCGGCCAATCCGGTGTCGGGTGATTATGAGCTTCAGATGACCTATGTTCCGTCGCATGATATGGATCATGGTTTTCTTTTGAATGTTTCCGGGTCTGCAGGTAAGAGTGGCTCCAAGTTCACGTTGTCTGTCTTGAATCCTTTTAAGAATGATGTTAAGCTGGCCCGGCTGCCTAAGGAGCAGCGATGATTTGGACGTTTGCATTATTTTAATTAACTTTGCTTTGTCAAAACGAAAATTTGTATAGTTATGAGTTCGTTTGTAGAGGATATGTCGTTGAGCGATATTCAGCTGTCGGAGTCTGATGTCTTGTCGGAGGCCGATCGCCTCATGCAGGAGTTTGGGTTCCCGTATAAAAACAAGTACGGTGATACCTTTTACTTTTTGGGTGTTCCTCACACTTCTGGGGCCTCTGAGGCTGTGGTTCGTGTGGACGGTAATGGTAAGCCGTATAGTACTTTTGGTCCTGCGTCTACGGATGCAGATGTTACGGTTATTCCGGGGAGTGTTTATTTGGTGAAGGTTTACGGTAAGTCGGGTGCCGTCGAAGTTCTTGACGAGGTTTACTTCAGCCATGAGGATAATGCCCGTGTTGCGGAGATTCTTTTGGACGAGGATGCTCTTCCGGAGGACTCGGAGTACTACGAGGAGGCTTACATGGAGAAGTATGGGGATTATCCGGATTCCGATGTAGCCTATAGTTACGCTGAGTTTGAGGGGGACGCGTCGCGCAAGTATGGTGTTTCAGATAGCGTTGGTCAGGATTTTGCCAATGACTTCTTGGAGGGTGCTGCGCGCGATCTTCGTAAGGAGTTCGGCGAGCCTATGCTTGATGGTGTTTATGGCGATAAGGCTTATTTTGTTGTAGCTCCTCTTGGCGATGGGTATACGAATGGACTTATTCGTGTAGATAATGCCGGGGTTCCTAAGTTTGTGACGGGAGATACGCCTCGTTCGGGCGACATTTACGCAGACGCAGGTTTTGTTCATGTAGTAGCAGTAGATGCAGCGTCCGGCAAGCCTACGTTGTTATTTTCGGCCGTAGAGTCTGCAGATCAAAAAATAAACTATGATGATGTCGCCTTGTCTTTGTTTCAGGAGGGTTTTCTCTCGGATGACAATTCCCGTTACGAGGCTATCTACATCGATCAGTATGGGGATTATCCTATGAAGGCGCAGGATTGTTCCGACGGTGTTATTCGGATGTCGGATATTGGTTCGAGTGTTCCGGGTCGTTACCCTGCGAATCGTCGTAGTTCCGGTCGTCAGAAGTAGTTATTGTTTTATTTCTATATTTCAGCTGTTATGGGTAAACAGGGTGATTTTTTCGAGGAGGTTGTATGTGACAGCTATTCTCGTGTTTGTGACTCCAACGAGCGTCTTAAGGAGTACCTTGAGGGTGCTTTGCGTAAGGCGGGTCTTGAGTCTTTTGTTACGGTTATGCCTCGTCGTGATGGGTATCGTATTTACACGGGCGAGAAGCCGGATGCTCCTTTTGTCTATGTGGATGTGTACTTGGACGGGGAGTCTGTGGTAGTTGAGGGTTCGAGTAAGCATAATTTGTCAGAGTCAGAGATGGGTGACTTGGCTCGTTTCTTGGGTATTTCTGGCAAGGAGGCTGGCGAGAAGCTCAATAAGTTCCGTCGGTTTATTGACGTCTTACAGAAGCATGCCGGGGAGGATGTAGATAAGCTGGAGGACTTGAAGGTGTCTGATGCGGTGTATGTGGACGCCAAGAATCGGAATGGAGGTTCTCCTGTTCGTTATATGTCTGGAGAGCGCTTGGGTCGTCCTGTCAATCATGCTCGTCCTTCGGGTTCTGGAGTCACTCGGGGTCGGGATTATGTTTCGAAGGTGGACGGAGGTCAGCGTGTAGGCAAGCCTGTTCAGCGCGCTAAGGTTTCGGATTCGAAGGCTTCTGATCTTTCTAAGATTTCGGGTGCTTTGAAGCTTGTGAAGGAGAACTTCAAGGTTTCCGGTAAGCCCGCAGAGATTAAGGGTATTACTTTGGATTTGAAGGACCTCGGAGGTGCTATTGTGAGTGTTAAGGCTTACAGTAAGGACAAGGAGCCTAAGATTACGGTTGAGGCTCGGACGTCGGATGGCAAGCGTCGTGGTTTTGATTACGGCATTGATGCTAAGGCGTCACATGTATATGGTGATTTGGCGTCGCTTGGGAAGGTTGAAGACTCGACCCCTGCTCGGTGGTATCAGGGCCAACGGGTTGGTGTCTCTGCTGTTTCCGACGGAGATACTAAGATTTCAGTATCAGGAGATATCGATCGTTCATTGTGGTTCGATACAGTTTCTAAGCGTCTTCATGAGGATAGTGCTTTTACAGTCGAGGATGATACCAAGGACCTTGTTTCCGGTTACTACAAGCTTGGCGACGGCAATGAGGGTCATATTTCGTTGTATCCGGATAAGATTGTATTCTACTCTTACGAGAATCCGTCAGATGCAGATTCTGATCCTTATGAAACTGTCGTACCTTTTGACTTTTACAAGAAGGTTGAGTCTCTTTTGGCACTTCTTTGGTTTGTGCAGGCAGCAGATGATGCCTATGACTTTATCGATGTTGTTCAGAGTGTAAAGAAGGCTAATATTGGCGTGTCGGATTCGGCGAAGGTTTCGGATAGTGTTTATGTTTCGGAGTCGGGTCTTACTCCGGAGTTTGTTCGTCCGGGTGTTGTGAATCCTTATCAGGATGCCGATTGGGCGAAGACATCCGATACGATTAACTGGGATGGTGTGGATTTGATGTCTCTTGGTCAGACCATTGGTTATTTGGGTAGTCTTGGCAAGCAGGATGAGAAGGGTCGTGATCTGTATGGGATTGAGTATTTTTCGCCCAATGGTAAGAATCATTCAATTTCCGAGTTGATCAAGGAGGATTACGACCACAATCTGGCACAGGCTAAGTCTTTTGTCGAGGAGCATAAAGATGATCCTTACTATGCTTCTTCGATGAAGTGGGTTGTAGACTCGTCAGATGATCCGGGTATTGATATGACAGATTTGCTTTTGCTTCTCCACGGAGAAGGTTATACCTTCGATCAGGCTGGGGATGGTTCTATCGAGGTGTTTATTCCCGTAGAGTCTGGCGGTGTCAAATTTGACTTTGAGAGTACCAATTTGGGTTTGCGGTCTGCCTTGAATGGTAAACTTAATGTGGCTCATATCTCGGTTTTTGATGGTGATGCTACTGTAGCTTCGTGGAAAGTTCCCACGCCGGGTCTTTCGGAACTTAAGGACTTGCTTGGCGATTTTGAGGCTTTTGGAGGCGACGCTTCAGATACTATTGCTGCCGCAGTTCGCATTCTGAATTCTTACTTCGACGGGTTTAATGTGGTTGCAGTTAATGATTCTGCCGATGCTCCTCGGACGGATTGTATTTTCCCGAAGGATTCTCCGGATGTGAATGACGGCAAGTGTCACTATCCTCTGAACAGTCTTGCCCGCGCCCGTGCGGCTATTGCTTACGCGAATAAGATGACGGAGAAACCTACTTGGTATTCCGGCGACCTTGATGTTGCGGGTCTTGTTAAGAAGATCGTTAATGCCGCTAAGGCAGCTTATCCGAGTATTGATGTTTCTCCGGAGTCTTACGAGCCTAAGAAGGATTAGTTTACGTTTATGGTAGTAGCTTCCTTTTAGGAGCTTTGCAAATGTAGTCGATGGTGGATGGAGTCGTATGTCTCCATCCATCTTTTTTTTTGCGATAGAAGCAATTTTTCATGGTTTTTATTTGTTTTATTAATTTAACGTTTCTATCTTTGTGGTATAATTAGCTACGAGATGGAATCTTTGTCGAGAGTTTTATCGCCCGCTTTGTTAGGGAGTGAGTTTAAGAGTGAGAAGTCTATCCTCCGCTCTGTTATCTCCCCATGTATATCCGCAGGCTTTCCGGGTCATGGGGTTGCTGCTACCGTGAAGTGCGTTTGCGGTTTGCATGGTTACGATAAGCAGCACGATAGGGATTGCCTTCGTGGTAGCATCTATCGTGTACGCTTTGGTTACTCTGTGTGCTATGTTTATTGCTCAGTACGTTACTTGTCACGTAGTCCTAAGGGGGTTCCGCGGAACCGCTTGATGACACTCGATGCAGTCAGTGATCGCTGGTGTCCGAATTACGATCTTCGCTGCGATATCTTACGTTCGAGCTTACGTCGAGCCATGTGTTGTTGATTGTTGAAGCTATTTTAGTTTTGGAGATTATATACCATTTTAATGTGCTATGAAAAACGATTTTGGAATGTGTTTGGCGCGGCTTTCTGTATGTCCTAACATGACTATTAGCCGTGCGGATGATGACAGTAGCATCTGCGGCGTTCTTGCCTTCGATGATCCTTATTGTATTCGTAGAGACGCTTATCGATATCTTGATGAGCGTCAGTACGACGAATATCCGGATGGTTGCGAGCTCAGGGTTTTGGTTCGTCGGAGTCCACAGAGTTCAGATGCTACGTTGCATGGCCTCGGCGATGTGAATTGTCTTGTAGTTAACGTTTATGCTTATGGGCGTTCAGTCGAGGATTCAGACGATGGGCATTACATGTACATGCTTTCTCGGCCGTCGGGTGGTTCGGTGGATTTCGAGTCTGAGGTTTACACGTTGTTGTCTTCCGCGTGGCTTCTTCTGCCGAAGACTGTGGGTTATGCCTGGCCTATGGAGCGCGCGGCGCGTATGGCCGCAGCTTTGGAGTCTCGGGGTTACGTGCCGTGCGATTACGACTTGTCGGATATGTAGTTTTTTTTTAAGCTTAGGAGATGGGTCCGGGTGTTGAGGACGAGTGGTTATTAGAGGCGGAGCATCGGATTCGTAACGAGTTTTGGGTTGCTCCGGATGGCAATGTGCTGTACTACAGGCCGGAGGATGGTGATACCTCGGAGCTCATAGCGGTTAGCATTATGTCTCTTCATAGATGCATTGCTCAGCAGCGTTTTCCCTTTGTTCCTTATCCGGATGATTACATGACTCAGCGAGGTTATATTTCTGTTCAGGTTGATGCCTCTTATCGTCATCCTATGTGTGTTGGTTATCCTACGCAGGCTCAGATTAACACCATGTGGGATTATGGCTACACTTTGGATGATAGTCCATGTAATGGGCTCTATGGTTTATCTTATCACTTCAATAAGCGGTGACACGTAGCGAGCGGTTTATAGAGAGTTACAAGTCAGTCTTGCATGACGGGTGTGAGTTTTACAACCCGGATGCAGGTCTGATGTCTATGGACGCTTATGCTGCTTCTGATCTGAAGTTGCTTATAGTCTTTCCGTCGTCGTCTTTTGATAAGACTCATTCGATGACCCCTACGGTTTTACTCGACTGGGTTAAGACCTGCTGTCCGGATGTATTTATAGACTTTGCGTTTCTACCACATAGGGATGATATCCGCTGGTATGATAAGGAGCAGGTTCCTTATGCTATTGGTGTTTCGTCTCATCTTGATCCGTCTCATTTCGACATTGTTGGTTTTAGTATTTCGTGTCTTTATGAGATTCCTGTTGTTCCGTGGATGCTTGCTACGTTCAGCAGGTGCGATAAGCCTATTCCTTTGTCATATACGGAGCGTTGTTCGCGTACAGACGTTCCTCTTATTTATGCGGGAGGTGCGTCTGTTGTTTATGCCGACGCTTTGTTTGGGTTTCTTGGCGACGGTCGTTATAGTTACTTGGACTTCATGTATTTAGGTCAGACATGGGACGAGAAGCTTCTCTTTGACGCTATGGGTTCTTTTCCACGGTCTGCTACTACGGTGGATCAATACTTAAGTTACTTGTGGCATAGTCGAGGTGCTTTTTGTTTTTACCAGCCGCAGTCTTATTCTTTTGAGTGGTCAGGTAATAGGATTGTGTCTACGCACCGTGTTCGTGTTGATGCTCCAGATCATGCCACCTTTTGTTTAGGGTCGTCTAAGCCTGCAGGTTTACTTGGGGCTGCTGCGGGTTATATTCGTGGCAATGGTGGTAATACCAATTTGGCTATGGTTTCGGCTGCCGAGGGTTGTGGCTTTGCAGGCAACTGTTCTTTCTGTGCCGAGGGTTGGCTTGCAGGAGGTTTACAGGAGGAGTCTCAGGATACCATTGTTTCTATGGTGCGTGTTGCTAAGCTTCGGAGTGCGTCGGATACGGTTAAGCTCGCCGCCTATAATCTCAACTATTTGACGGATTGGAAGGGCACGGTAGCTAAGGTTCAGGATGTGTTTCCTACGGTTACGTTCAGCAATATGCGCATGGAGGAGCTTGGGAGGGACGAAGATGCTATGGAGCTTCTTTTTGCTTTGGGTTTTCGTCGTGGTACGGCTCCTATTGAGGGTGTTAGTCCTCGGATATGGAACAGTCTTTATAATAAGGGTCTTTCGGAGGAGGCTTTGGAGTCTTATATGCGCTTCATGATTCATAGGGGTTGCTTGGATATTAAGATTGGTCTTGTTCTTTCGGGTTACGAGGAGGAGTCGGACTGGCAGTGGCTTTATGCTTTTACGAAGCGTTGGCTTACATATGCTGCAAGTCGTGGGGGCAAGTTACCTATACGGTTTAAGGCTACGCCTTTGGTTCAGTATCCGTTGACACCTTTGGAGTGTATTGAGAAGCGTGCTGCCCGTCTTAGTTTTGACGACGGTCAGTGGATTTCGTCTGAGTGGTATTCTCGGTTCACGGACGAGCTTGGTGTTCGTTTTGAGGTTAATGGTTATCGTTATAGCACGCTGCTTGAGCAGGCTTTGGTGTCCTTTGGTCGTCGTCTGACTCCGTTGCTTCATCGGGAGGTTGCGTCGGGTTCGAACTTGTATAAGCTGCGGTCTTTACGCGACTTGCCTTTCTTTGCGTCTCTTCGTACTATGATTGGTAGTGATGAGTCCGGCTTCTTCGATAAGCGTTCATTTAATGGTTACATATCGTTGTTGCATTGGGTTCATACGAGCTTGGATGGCGTTCGTCGGTATCAGGCGCGTAAGGGTCTTTCGTCGTCAGGTTTTCCGGATTTCAGCATGCCTCGGTGTTTGCGCACCGATTCGTGTAGGGGTGTTTGTTCGTCTTTTTTGGTTTCGAATAATCCGGTCTTTCAGTTTGCGGATGTCTCGTTAGGATCTGATGGTTTTCTTTCAGGTTCTCCGGGTGTTCGTGTTTCAGATTGCCATGCCTGCGGGCGTTCGGGTCTTGCGTCTCGTCGTCCTTTGCCTTCGACCATCTCCGCCGAGGATATAAAGGCCCACAAGAAGCCAGAAACGGCCCATATTTTGCGTTTCAGATTAAAGAGGACGTCCTATGGCAGAATTCTAAATCCGCGCGCCACGTCGCATCTTTTTGCGTCAAGTCTTTTAAGGTGTAATCAGGGTCTTTGTGATTCTTTTATTCGGGTGTCGCAGGTTAATTCTCTTTATGGTCAGAGTTATCCGGATAGTCATTGGGATGTTGGCGGGAGCCAGCTTGTGGACTTGGAGTTTCGGTCTTATAATGATGTTTCGGCTGTTAGTCAGTTCTTTCAGGGGTTAAATTCCCGTAGTGTGTCCTTTGAGGTTCTTGGGGTTTCAGATGATGTTTCAGACATTCCGATTTCGTTAGATGATTTGAATCTGTTTTCTTTCCGGTCGGATTTGCCTATGGACGTTTGGTCTTTTGTGCTTCCTAAGTATGATGGTTCTACCTTACATTTGGAGGGTGATAAGTATAAGCCGTATATGTTGAAGTCAGGGCCGCTTTCCGCCCCATTGGTTGTCTCAGACGGTCGCGGAGGATCTAAGGGTGTCTTTGTCATTCCGGTGCGTTGTAATCCGTGGTATTACATTCAGGCGGTTTTACGTCCGAAGCGTGTTCACCCGAACAAGCTTTTTAGGGGTACTGCAGTTGATTGCGTTACTACCTTGCGTTCTCGTGAGTTTCATTCTTGTAAGTGCTGTGGCCGTCCTGCAGTGCTTGATGTGGGTTCCGGCAAAGGGTTCACGTTGTGTGAGGAGTGTATTAGTAAGTCGTTTTTAGCGTCAATGTAATAGATACAATTTGCTTATGAATTTTATTCTACTTACTTTTGTGTCATGGATTTTGAGTTTGAGTTGCGTCGTCGCTTGCGGTGGGAGTTGATGGATGTTCTGATTGTGCAGCCACAGTTGCCTTCGCGTCGTCTTGACGCTTCGACGGTAGGTCGGGTGTGTTTCGGCTGGGATGACTTAGGAGTGTTTGGGTTTATACGTCTCATACGAATTCCAGATGACTCTACGTTGTTTATAGAGAGCATACTTAGCGGCTCTTGCGACGCACAGTACGGTGAGCTTATGTTCCCATACTGTCCTTACGCAGGCTTGGAGTCTATTTTGGATGTCTTTGTAGATTTTATTTTAACAAAAGTTTTAAATTATGGCAAGAAGTGTTGATCGAGAGAGTGTTGTTTTGAAGGATGGTGTGAGTGTTGACTTTACTCACATGCAGGCTTCTTTCTGGCGTCTTTTGACGGAGGTTCCTGTTGGGGATCGTGTAAGTGTTACGGACTTGTGCACGAAGTTAGAGGTTGAGATTCACAATTTGCGTGTCATCAAGAATAAGGTTCAGCACCTCGTCGGCGACGTATTCAAGATTCGGAGTCGTTGGGGTGGCTTCTACTACTTGGAGCCTGTTGTTTCGCCGTCTGCTGAGGCTGCTGGGGTTTCGGGCGAGGCGTCAGAGTAGTTGTCATGCTTTTGCCGCTTGATCACATTCGTCTTCCGGATGGCTTTCGTCTTAAGAACTACCAGTGGCTTCAGTTACTGGAGTTGTGGGGCGGGGTTCGTGGAGGTGTTGAGGTTCGTAATAACCTGATTACGGATTGTGTTTCTGTAGATGTGATTGAGCGGCTTCCTAATCCATCTGGAGCGCGGGTATCTTTTTGGTATACGCGCTCCGTTGGTTCAAAGGTTAAGGATACTGTTATAGATCATTTTGGTCTTGTAGGTCTTTCGTTATTAAATCTACAGGATCGCTCTGTTATTATCACTGAGGGTGTTTCTGATTACCTGTCTGCTAAGCTGTGTTTTCCGGATCGTAATGTCTTAGGTTTTACGTCCTTGGCAGGCAATCGAAAAGCTACTCATATTGTATTGTCCTTGTTTGATGATATTTCTTATTGTTGTGATAATGATTTTGGCAAGGAGATGAACACGGGTTTTCGTGCTGGTTCTAAGGTTCAGTCATTTTATAACAGTTATGGGAAGCGTGTTACGTTAATGTTTCCAGACATGCCTTTTAATGATCTTACGGATCAGTTTTTGTCCAATTTGAAGTTCAGGTTTAGTTAAACTTTATAAAACACAGATTTACAGTGGTTTACATGGGTAGCAAGGGAGGCATCCTTGAGCAGATAATTCCAATCTTGGAGTTTCGTAGGCGTTCGCCGGATCAGTTATTTGTGGATGCCTTTGGTGGTGGTTTCAATGTTGTTACTGCCATGAGTGGTCCTCGTTGGGGTAATGAGTATAATCATGTCATTGTTGACATGTTCAAATATCTTCAGGAGAAGGTTTACTTTGATGAGCGCACTTGTGAGTGGTGCTTTCCTACTGACACCTTTCCGGAGGAGGTTTCTAAGGAGGATTATCTTTACATCCGGGCTCATAAGGACGAGTATCCGTCTTGGTTTATAGCCTATGTTGGGTTCTGTTGTTCCTTTAAGGCTACTTACTTTCAGGGTTACGCTGGGAAGATGTATCAGGACCGGAACCGTGCGTCTATCTATCGTCAGTTTACTATGAAGTATCATAGCGGCATGCGTGACGTCAAGTTGTTCAGCGGGGACTACCGAGACTTACAGATACCATCTAACTCATTGATTTACTGCGATATACCCTATAAAAATACAAGTGGTTACAAGTCAGGTGATGGTAAAGGAAATTCTTTTGATCATCAGGCTTTTTACGAGTGGGCTTGCTCGCAGGTGGATGATAATCATTGTGATGTTTATCTTTCAGAGTATACCGAGCCAGACTGGGGGCGTTGGGAGCTTATTTGGTCTAACGAGAAGCGTAATCTTATGTACTCTAAGGAGGGTGCAGCTGTATCTCATATTGAGAAGTTGTTTCACTGCTTGGGACGGTAGTAGCAATTATATATCCTTAAAATTTAGCACGTCTACCACTTTAGTGCTGCTATACGTTTAAGAGTTACTCGATTTTATTCGGGTGTATCCTATAGCTTGTATTCGGAGTGGTAGCCGTTTACAAATTATAGGATTTTTTTATGTTGTATAGGGGTTACATTTATGTGTATCAGTCTCCTGCTGGCAAGTATTATGTAGGTCAGACTGTTTGTCCTAAGATACGTCAACGTTCATTTTATAAGTTGACGGCTTCTTATGGTGGGCATAAGATAGATACTGCTCGTCGTAAATACGGCCCTAAGTCTTTTTTGTATTCAGAGATTCTAACTCTTGTATCTACTCGTTTAGAGCACTTACAGTTGCTGTTGGGTGATTGGGAGTCTTATTTTATTTATCATTATGATAGTTTTCATAATGGTTATAATGGGACATTGGGTGGTTCTTCGTGGTCCGGGAAGCGTGATTCTAATTTGCGAACTTTGGAGTCTTATTATCGTCATGATAAGGGAGTTTATGCATTCACTTTAGATGGCGACTTGGTTGGTTTTTATCATGGTGCGTCGGAGGCATCTCGTAGTCTTGGAGTTAACAGGGGTCATGTAATTCAGTGCTGTAAAGGTAATCCTCGATATCGTCAGTCTGGAGGGTATGTTTTTATTTACGAGCATGATTATGATCTTTTACCCTCACGTCTTGAAGCAGCTCGTGTTGCCAAGGTGTATGATAATACGTCGAAGGAGGTTTTTCTTGTTTCTCGTGCTGGTGACGTACTTTTATCCGAGCCGTCTGTTCAGAAGATGGCTAAGCTATTGAACGTTAAGCCTCCACAGGTAACAGTTGCTGTCCGCGACAAGCGTCCTATAGGCGATTATTTTTGTTTGTTGGCTTCTGATTTACCTAATCTTGAGTCGATAGTGTTCAAAGAGCGGGGTTCTTTTTTGCGTCGAGCTTTGAGTTACGTTGATGTTTATAATATGAATGGGAATCTTGTTTATGGGGTGTATTACTCCGGAAGACGCAGCTAAGGCTTTAGGCGTTAAGCCTGTTTATGTTATCGATACGGCTTTGCATGTTCGTGGCAGGAACTCGATTATGGGTCGCAAGATTTTTCCGGTATCAGTTCCATTTAGATTCTGATGCGTTTTTGAGAGATAAGCAATTATAACTCCTATATTTTTTGGTTTAAGGCAATGAAGCAGCTTGATTCATTTGTAGATGGGATAGCCCGGAGGCTTTCGGAGTCGGATCGGCTTCTGAGTTATGGTTCGTGTCGGCGAGGCGTTATGGCGGTCCTTGAGAATCTTATCGGTCCGGATGTGCGTTCTTATAAGCCTTCTGATCAACATCCTCGTATTGGGTCTTCGGTTTTTGCTTTTCTCACGAGTGGGTTTGTCATTGAAGTTGTTTATCATGACACGAATGAGTGGATATCGCACTCGGAGGTTTTTCATGATGCTGATATAGATTTCTGGGTTTCCTTGGACGCAGATCTTCTTTACTCTTTATTCAAGCCGGAGGAGTAGTTTATGGCGCAGGATCAGAATTTAGCTAATTTGTATAGGCCGAGGACGTTCGGCGAGATGGTGGGTCAGGAGTTGGCCGTTACGACTCTGAAGCGTATCGCCCATGCAGACGGGATAGCAGCCAGGGCCTTGTTTTTGAAAGGTGCCTTCGGAAGCGGCAAGTCGAGCATAGCTCGTATTTTTGGTAGAGCTATGAATTGCACGGAGTTTAAGCATAAGGACGACGTTTGTAATGAGTGTGCTGGGTGTCAGGAGGCTTCTGCGTCTAATTCGAGTCTTTACTGGGAGCTCGATGGTACGGTTGTGGGCAATATTGAGGGAGTTCGACGTCTTAAGGAGCAGCTTATGGTTGTTCCCGAAGGCCGTCGTGTTGTGGTCTTGGACGAGGTTCAGGCCATCTCTCGTAGTAGTAGTGATGCTCTTTTGAAGACGGTTGAGGAGGGTGTTCCTAATACTATTTTCATGTTTTGTGGTACGGAGGACATTTCGCCGACCTTGAAGTCTCGGTGTGTTAATATCGACATTAGCACCATTCCTCTTCCGTTGGTTGAGGCTCATGTTGCGAAGATCGCTGCGAGTCGTGGCACAAGGTTGTCTTCGGACGAGCTTCACATTTTGGCCATGAAGTCGGAGGGTCATATGCGTAATGCACTTCAGCTTCTTCAGTTCTATGAGCTTGCGGGTCCGCGTGCTTTGGATAGTTCTTACTTCAAGTTCCGTGATTTCATTGTTGCTTGTTTTTCGAAGTCTGGGGGTACAGATCCGTCGTCTCTTCTTTCGGATTTGTTGTTGTATCCGACTATAGATGTTCGGATGTCCGTTGGTTTGTTGTTGCGTAATATTTACGCTACTACAGATGAGGGTTCCGTTGAGTTTCGGCTTCAGAAGGCAGGTTTGGGTAAGACTCTGTTTGGTTTCTTCTTTTCGCCTTTGGCTCAGCAGGCTTTGGGGTCAGAGGTAGGTGTTGATGTTTTGCTTAGGTCGTTAATAGAGCGTACTGCGAGCACGCGGTCTGGAAATAGGTAGAGGAGTCGTGCTTCGGAAACTGGTTTTTGGAGGGATTTATACAGTCAAAAGTTAAGGTTGTCATAGGTGAGATGAAGAGGATAGTTTGGAGTATTCTGAGTGGTGTTGGTAGTTGGCGGCGGAGGATTATATGTCGTTGGATATGTCGCGCGGAGCATTATTACACTACGCATCAGCGTATTGGTTTGTGTTTATCTTTTGAGGATACACGGCCTTTTTGGTTGCCTTCCTCTTTGAGGACGTCTGATGTTATTAATGAGTTTACGAAGTCCAATCTTACACGTATGTTCAAGCCGCGTTCGTGGACACCTATGGACTATCGATGCAAGCCTAATGTTCATAAGGATGAGTTGAAGCGTGTTTATTGGTGGCCTTTAGCTGATAGGACTACGCGGCTTCGGGTTCTGGGTTATCTAAAAAGTTACTACAGCTATGTGTGATTCGTCAGAGATACTTGTCAGTTCTTCTACCGCTCGTGTTGCGATAGATAAGAAGATACTTCTTCAGTTTTATCTTCATCCTGTTTCTGAGGTTACGTCTCGGGAGCTTGACGAGATTCACAAGGTTATCAGTATTGTTTTGAATACTCACTTTGGCAAGTATTATCAGGATTTTGACGATTTGCGTAGTCAGGCTTTGATGACTATTATGGAGCGTCACGATCGTTTCGATAAGTCGATGTCACCGTATAATTATCTTTATACGATGATTCGCAATGAGGCTGGCAATTTGTTACGTAGATTGAACCGTGAAGATAGGCTTGAGTCTGTTTCGCCGTCGAAGGGTAAGGTTCCGGAGATTGTACCGTCGGAGCTTTCCGATTTGCTTCCTTATCTTTCTGGCGATGCTGGTTTCTCACGTATTGATGTTCCGCGGCGTTTAGTGCCGTCGTTGCTTGTGTTTTGCCAGCGTGGTCTTCATAAGCGACAGTCGGAGTTGGAGGCTACGGAGGCTGTTTTGGATATGATGGTAGATTTTTGCAATAATATTTAGTTTTTTTTCATGGAGGATAATAAGTCTTTGGCTCCTGTTATGAACTTGGAGCAGTTGGTACGTCTTGGTATGGAGTCCGAGCAGGCTCAGGGAGTTGCGCTTCGGGCGGTTCAGCTTGGTGTCTCTACTATGGCTTGTTCTGCGTTGCAGAAGATGCATAGTATGGCTGAGGAGAGCATGTCTTTGATGCGTGCTTTGGATGAGCGTTACAACACTCTTCTTGTTGAGGAGTTGCCTACGCTTACTCGTGTGGAGTGTTCTGTTGAGTACGACATTCTCATGAAGCGCGTTCTTGAGGTTGTGAAGTTGGAGGCTAAGATTGCTCAGGGCAAGTCGTTGTTCCCTGAGGACACGTTCTCTCCTGAGGATCGTCGGTTGCTTGCTCTTTTCTCGAGTCTCAAGACTCGTGAGGAGAAGGATCGTTTCGTAGCTATTATTGAGCGTGAGTTTGGTTCGGAGAATGGCTTCGACGCTCCTGCTGGTTCCGCTGATTCGGAGGATCATGTTTCTTATGATGAATTCTCGGCTGTGCAGCCTGCCGATGTTGTAGGCACGTCGACTACTGCGGTTCCGGATGAGAAGGTTCGTAAGCCTAAAGGCAAGACGGTTGCTCCTCGTCAGGATGCTATTGATCCTAAGGCTACTGATGAGCCTGCTGATTATTTGGAGCCTGCTCCGGCTGGTATTACTCTACCGGAACCTCCTGTTATTGATGGCTTCGATTCGTCGATTCCGGGTGTTGCGGAGTCTGTTAGTTCTACTCCTGCGTCGAGTGGTGTGTCGGATTTCGACGAGTTTGCCGACCTGTAGCTTGCATGGGACAATCAATTATATATCCGGTAAATTCAATGTGGGTTTACCGGATATATCTTTTTATAATATGGTCAGGGATTTTGCTTCGTATGTTTCCGACTCGTTAGATGATATTTTGCCCGACGAGTCTCGTCTGTCTATTTGCAAGGAGCTTGAGATTGCAGCGGCAGAAGAAATTTTAGCCTTCTATGGCTATCGTGCGGTGTCTCCTTATCTTGTGGGTCGGGAGCGTGCGAACATCGAGGAGTTTTTCAATGATACAGCTAAGGACGAGCTTGATGATCATTTTGCGAAGCTTCTCAATCGGATGAATGAGCTTCAGTATGTTCCGACGCGTATTTTCGACTTTGCCAATATTCAGTCGACAGCTGAGTGTGAGTATCACACGCCGGAGAATGTTTCGGAGCTTATTCCTATTCTGGAGCAGAATATCGAGTCTGAGGAGTGCGCTATTCGTCATTATCAGCGGATTATTGATTTGTCTCAGGATTTGGGTGATTATACGACGGAGCAGCTGGTTAAGGAGATTCAGGCGGACGAGTATGATCATTTATCGGGTCTTAATGACTTCTTGGCTGACTTGCGTTCTTAGTTTTTATATAGTCCTTCTGCACGAGGATTTCGCCAGATAGTAGATTAGATTGATGGATGTGTATTGCTCCGGGGAGTGAGGGAGTGCAGGCCCTCCTCCTTTGGGGCTTTTCTTTAGATGTATGGGTCGGATAGACGATATACTTAAGCAGCGTAGTGGAGGGTCTGTGGTTTCTGCGGTCAAGGACTTCTTGGGTGCCGGGGAGGATGAGCTTGTAGATTTCTACACGTTTCTTACCGATCCTCAGTATATGGCATTGGAGGGAGTCTATCCTTTTTGGTTAGAGGAGGCTAAGCGGACGAGTTCTGATGTTAATTCGCTGATATTGACTGGGTCTCTGGGATCGGGCAAGTCGAGCTACGCTAATATGATTGTTTGCTATCGGTTGTATCGGTGGTTTATGCAGGGCGACTTGTATAGCTACTTTGGCATTTTGCGTGGCACTCCTATTTACTTTTTATACTTTTCGGTTTCGATGAAGGCCGCGGAGCGTTCTGGTTTTAAGCAGCTTCGTCAGATGATAGATAACGCTCCGTGGTTTCAGAATCATTTTCCGCGTCGGAAGGATATCCAGTCGTCTATCCAGTTTGGCAACAATTTTTCTATAGAGTTTGCGTCAGGAGAGAGTCATGCTATTGGTTTGAATGTTGTTGGGGCTATTCTTGACGAGGCAAACTTTAGGAGTGGTGTTGGCAATGGTATGTTGTCCGAGTATACAGAGGTTCAGCGTTTGGCTCAGCAGTTGGAGGACCGTATGCATTCACGTTTCACTCGCGAAGGAGGTAAGCTGATCTCGTTTACTTGTTATATTTCCTCAGCTTCTTATGCGTCTTCCTTTATAGAGCAGAAGATAGAGGAGTTTGAGCATGATCCGTATGCTCGAGTTGTCACGGCTGTTCAATATAAGATTTGTCCCCAGAACTATTCTAAGAAGATGTTCGAGGTTTTCTGTGGTTATCAGCAGTTGTCACCTTGTGTTGTTCAGAGCAAGGCCCATAAGGATACATTACTTCACTCTATTGGTTTACCGCGTCCTAAGGCACAGTCGTTCTTTGAGAAGGTACCAGTTGACTTGCAGCCTCAGTTTAAGAAGAATATTTACTTGGCTATTCAGAACCATTGTGGGCGGTCTACAGCGTCTAAGGGTGGTTTTATTACGAACTATGACGCTGTTAAGGCTTGTTATTCTGATTCTCTTCGACGGGCATGTCCTTTGGTTCAGGATAGCATTGTTGTTTCGGATCAGGATGATGTTCCTTTGAATTCTGTTTTCGATGAGCGTAAGTTTGTGGATACCGATAAGCCTCATGCTTTGTGTCTTGACTTGTCCTTGACGGGCGACCATGCGTCGTTGTGCTGTGTTCGCTTTGACGGTTTCATGGATGATGGTCGTGCTGAGCATTCGGAGGTTTTCAACTTAGATCTTGTTCCTCCTCAGTTTCCGGGGATGCTCAAGATCTCTAAGGTTGAGGACTTAATTTATTGGCTTTCTGAGCGGCTAAATATCGTTGTTTTTAGCTCCGACGCATTCCAGTCTGCCCAGCTACGACAAAATGTCTGTGAGCGGCTGGATTTGCCGAATATTCGCATGTCTTTGGATAGTTCGGATATTCCGCATTTGCTTTGGCTTTCTATGGTTGTCGATGCTCGTATTCATATGCAGTATTTGGAGCGTCAGGATACCGAGATTCGTGAGGCTGTTCATGATGTTGCGAAGCATCGTGTTGTTAAGCGCGATGGTTCTACAGACGACCAGTTCCAGACTTGCATTGGTGCTTTCTTTTTGTCGGAGACGGTTTGTACGCAGGATGGCGACCTTAGTAGCTTGTACGATGGTCGCATAAATCTTTGTGGTGCTACGAGCATTGAGGGCATGATGAAGCGTCTTGGTTATGAGGGGATGTCCTTCGATCGTCGGCATGGCGTTTCGCGGGTTTCTGGTTATGCGGAGGATGTTCCAGATGTTGGTAGCTCTCGGATGCGAGATTTGATTGCAGGTCGAGCGTCTACAGGCTCGTCTTTCACCTCGTCTGATGTTGTTGCTATGAGTCAGCGTTCTCGTCGTCGAGGAGGTGTTTGGGACATCTTGAATGCTATGGATGCGCCGTCGGACTGAGATTCCGTTAAGCAATTATATATCCGTTAAATTATTTTTGTATTATGGTTAGACGAGCTCGTAAAGCTGCACATTCTACGGAAGGTGCTCGTGTGTCTGCCGATGTTTCGGTATATGTTGTTTCAGGTGTTTCTTCGTCGGCAGATGAAGTTGTTGCGGTTTCTTCTGAGTCGGATGTTTTTGTTTCGCCGACGGTTGCTGCTGGGGATGGTGTTCCCGAAGACATTGTTATGGATTCCGCTCCGGCGGTAGTTCCTGATATTCCGGCAGTATCGCCTGTTGTAGGCGGTGAGTCTATGGCGGATGTGATGTCGGATGACACATCGTTTGCTTCAGATGTTGTTCCCGATGATTCTGTTATGGATATGCCGGGTGTGTCTGTATCGGATGATGACATTATGGCTTCTTTTCCTGATCCGGTAGCTGCAGGTGTTGTAGATGTTTCTCCTGCGTCGGTTCCTGCGTCCGCGTCGTCAGGTTCTTTTGATGGCGGCAATATTTCGGACATCGTTGCGATTCGGTCGGGGTCACATGCTCCGGGTGAGCGAGTTAGTATGTCTCAGCTTATCGCGGAGCGTTCTGGCTCTTTTGTTCGTGGCAGCGAGGTTGCTAAGATGTCTGCGTCGGATATTATTAAGTCTCGGACCTTTACGGGAGGTGGTCAGCGTCCGTCGGCAGTTATTCGTTCTCGCATGAACGCCAAGTTCAGTGAGTTGGACGGCAAGTGCCACACGAAGGTTATAGGTTAGTTTTCATAGCGGCGGTTTAGTGCCGCCGCTTTTGGTTTGAGTTTTTAAATGGAGATTGTATGTATACTGGCGCGTTGCAGGCATTTGGTTTAATGCTTGGCAGGACTCTTGGCATTGCTCCGGGTGTCACGCTTCGTAAGACTTACACGGGTATTAACGGCCAGTCGTCGACGGTGAATCCGACTGGAGGGATTGCTGATGCTATTGAGACTCATGACTTCATCAACTCGATGGTTGACATTACGGCCGACGATGTTTGTATAGGTAGTTCTCCTGTATATGTTTCGGGTTTGGATACCATCAAGAGTGTTGTCTTGCAGCAGCGTGTTTCTGACTTGTGCGACGCCTTGAATGGCATTGCTAAGTGGACTGCCATTGATCTTTTGAAGACGGGGTTGTCTATGTATGTTCTGCATACCTATGATGACGCTGTTGCACGTCGGAAGAAGGCTAAGCTTGTTCCGTTTATTGAGGACGTTGGTATTTATATGCGCCGGGATGGCACTATTATCATTTATGATGGTAATGGGCACGTTCTTGAGAATGTATTGGTCTTCTTGAATTACTCGAAGTCGTCTTTGGAGATTATCACGTCAGATATGAGTTCCGAGGATGTTGACGGGATTGATTGGTCCGAGATTCAGTATAGGGTTATTCCGGAGCCTATTCAGTTAAAGAATATAAGTTCTGTAGCTCAGGACTTGTACGCTGTTGAGCGGTCGATGTATAGTTATCGTCAGAAGCTTGCTCGTATTGTTAGGTTTGCTACGGTTGACGTTGGCACGTCTCAGGGTGATCGGACTCAGGAGATTATTGATGACATTTCTCAGACTTTGAATGCAGATTCTCTGTCGTTACAGACTACCATGACGCCTAATGCGAGTTTCGATGATGGTATTCCCGTCCATCCTCATCGCAAGGGTGTTGGTAAGCCTGAGATTGTGACGGATATTCCGTCCTTTGATATCAAGGAGATGGCCGACTTGGATTACACTCTTGGGCGCGTTTTTCTTGCCATGCGTTTTCCTAAGACGTATGCCGATTTCAATCAGCAGCTTGACTCCAACACGGTTTCGTTGATTAGAGGTGATATTCGTTACTCTCGCATGGTAGCGTCTTGTAGGTCTTTGATGGAGGATACTATCAATCATTGGTTTCGGTCTACGGCAGATGTTCTGGAGCAGTCGGATGTTTTTTTCCGTCTCGTGAAGCTTCCTACGTCCGAGGATTCAGATGTTGTTGATACGCTCACCAATTTTGCAGATTTCTCGAATGCCTTCTTTGATACTTTGAATGCGAGTGAGACACGCGAGGAGTCTTTAGCTCGCATTTCGTCTTTGGAGTCTTTGTTGGATGATACGTCCAATCTTCATTCCATTCAGAGTTGGCTTGAGGATATTCGCAAGTACGTGAACGATAAGTTTGACGCTATTGACCGCGAGCAGGCTGCCGCTGAGGGGCTCTTGGAGTCTGAATCTTCCGCGTCGGGAGATGTCCCTACTCCTCCGGGGTTTGACGCTGCAGATGCTGCTGCGTCTGCAGGTATGGATGCTGAGGAGATAGCTGCTGGAGCTGCCTTAGCCGCTGGGGCTGCCGACACGGGTGCTCCGCCCGCTGTTCCGGAGTAGACATAGGTTTATATCTTGGGTAATTATATAGGGGCATGGCTAAGGTCAACAAACCCATTCGTCTCACAAAGGCTAATACGCGGAAGTATGCGTCTACTCGTAAAAGTGGAAGCACGCTTCCTAAGCCGTCGTCTCGGATGAAGCCGGAGTCTAAGCTCTCTACGACGACTTATAAGAAGATACTTTCGGAGACGGAGTTCCTAAAGGTCAAGAAGCGTTCCATGATGGTCAACGGCATTGACCTTATTAGCATTGACGCTGCTGCCAACGAGCTTCGCTTTCAGTGCAACTCTGTCACTACTCCGGGTAAGAAGTACACGGTCATTTTGCAGTTCAATCCTTTGAGTCCAGATTTGATTGTTAATAAGCGGACGAACCTGAATAAGCTGCTGCTGGACTCGGGGATAAAAGTTTTTTGCCAGTGTAGTAGCTGGTTGTACTATGGTTTCCAGTATATCGCTGTTAAGAAGGGTTATGCAGCCTTTGGTTCTTGGAAGGTATCATATCCTAAAGTGCGGAATCCCAAGTTGCGTGGCTTTTCTTGCAAGCATGTACGGAGTGTATGTATGGCTCTTCCTTTTTGGGTTCCTTCTATTTCTAAGTTCTTGCGAAAGTATTGGTCTGATAACATGGATCAAGTCAAAGAGGTGACGGATGCTATCTCGGAGGCTGCGAAGCGTATAAAGATAGACTTGTAGAAATTACATTCTTCACCATTCTTTATTGAATGGTTTTGACTGCAACATCAGTGTAGAATAAGAGCTACATTGTTGTTGCAGTCTTTTTAATACTTAGAGTTATTATTTCCGCCGCGCGTTAAAGTAATTTTATTCATTTTGTTTTGCATTTCAAGATTATTTTATTTACTTTTGTCTTTGTAATTTAATTCGTGGTTGTTATGGCTTTTTATGAGGATGTTGTAGATGTTTCGTCGGGGTTGGATGCTCGACGGCAGGTTATGGACTCTTGGGATGCTAAGACTCGGGAGATGTATGAGGCTTTTTTGGCTGGAGCTTTAGAGGATGGTTGTAGTCAGTTGCATGCTGAGGATTTTGCCTATTCGATGACGGTAGGTACGTTAAAGTTTTTGTAGTTTATGTATGTCTTTGTAGCTCAGTGTGCCTATGCTGATTTTGAGCTTTCTCAGCTTAAGGATGATATCGAATTAGGCGATATTGCTTTAACGATTGAGAGATTCATTAATATTTTGACCGAAGATCCTTACCATGTTTTTGAGCCGGAGTATGATCAGCATGATTTAGATAGGGATTACGCTGGTTTTACAGCTTTAAGGGTTTCTCCTGCTCGTCGATTTGTCTATCGTGTGTTGTCAGTTAAGGCTTTTAAGCGTTTGGTTCCGTCTAAGTTTTACAAGCGTATGGTTAAGAATGGTCTACCTGTTCATGATCATGATGTTTTGGTTTTGTGGATTCATGATACGGCTATTGATTATCATTTGATGGGTCCTAATTCAGCACGGCATTTAATACAGGATAGTAATGAAGAATAATGTTATGGAAGATTGGGTTAAATGTTCGGGTTTCACTTGTTCGTTTAAGTTAGATTCGTCTGTGTTTTTCGCTCGGAGATTTAATATGCTTTCGGAGGATGCTCGTTCTGCGATTTTGGGCATGGCTAAGTTTTACGGTTTTGTCAAGGCGTGCAATCCGGATCATTTCAAGGATGACATAGATTCCGACGGTGAGATGCGTGTTACGGAGTCGGAGATGTGGGATTTCTACCATGCAATAGTCAGTCCTTCATCGAGTAGTGATGGTCAGACTTTTTTGCGCCATCAGCTTCTGTTTTATTCTCGATTGTATGGTGTTGATAAGACTCGAGAGTTGTTTGCTTCGCTTTAACATAAATTTAATACTATGGATTTCTTTGACAGTTTAAAGACTTCGTCGTCTGATTATGCTGGTGGGTCTAATAATATTGCCAGCATGGATTTTGAGAATGGGGCCATGTGGGCCTATAACTTTCTGACTCGGTGGCATACTCCGGGTGTTGATAGTTATCCCGACGTTGATACCCGTGTTCTTCTGCGTCTTCACAAGGATGGGAACTATCATATAGTGTTTGGATTCTATCGTGGTAATGATTACTGGGAGACAGCCTCAGGAGATGTGCTTCCTTTTGGATGCTTAAATATTGTTGGCTGGCGTTATTTTTTCGATGCTGATAAATAGGTAGGTTGATATTAAAGGATTGTCTTATGAGTGTTGCTCTTCGTTTTTCAGATGGCGACTACATATAATTTTACACTACCGTCTTGCATAGACGTAAATAAATAACTATATTTGTAGCATGAAGCGTGCTTATAAATATCGACTTTATCCGAATAAGACGCAGGAGGTTTTGTTGCGTCAGACATTCGGGTGTTGTCGGTTTGTTTATAATGCTATGCTTGATCGAAAGATTAAGGCTTACGAAGCAGATAAAACGACACTATCTGAGTTCGAGTGTATTAACTTGATGACGGGTTTGAAGTCCGAGTACGGGTGGTTGTATGATGTACCCGCTGTCTGTCTGTTTGGTTCAGTCAGTACGCGACATGAGTAGTGCCTACCAGATGTTTTTCAAGACGAAGCAAGGATTTCCGAAGCACAAGACGAAGCATCGTAGTAAGCTATCTTGCAGATTTCCTTCCACTCATTGCAGCGTCGATCAGGATAGTCGTCACGTCAAACTGTCGAAGATCGGTTTGGTTCGGTATAAGCAGGATCGTCGGTTTAAGGGTCAGCTTAGGAATGTTACGGTTAGTTGTGACGGTTGCGGACGCTTTTGGGCGAGTTGTCTTGTGGAGACAGGTGTTCAAGAACCAAAGCCGGAGCCCATCACGAGTCAGTCCAAGTGCGTCGGTCTTGATTTAGGCTTGAAAGACTTTATAGTCACCTCCGATGGTCGGAAGATACCTAATCCGCGTTTCGCGGATGTCATAGACCGTCGTATCTCTCGGTTGCAGAAGATAGAATCACGACGACAAAAAGGCAGTCGCCGCCGTTCGGAGATAAGACTAAAAATTAATAAGCTGTATGCTAAGAAACGCAATTTGATTAATAATTTTATCCATCATACGGTTAACTCGATATTGGGTGAGAACCAAGCCGTCTTTATCGAGGACTTAAATGTGAAAGGTATGATGAGTAATCACAGTTTAGCTAAATCCATCCAAAACATTTGTTGGTTAGAGTTCGTTCGTGTCTTGGATTACAAGGCCCGTTGGCTTGGTAGGACGGTTTTGAAGATCGATCGTTTCTTTCCGAGTAGTAAGACATGCGGATGTTGCGGTTACAAGAACGATGGCCTTACGTTAAGTGATAGGACATGGGCGTGTCCGCAATGTGGTACGATCCATGATCGGGATCTTACCGCCGCGACCAACATTCTAAAAGAAGGATTAGCAAAATTATCGCCGTCGGTGGGACGGTTTGACGGGCGTGGAGACGGAGGTTACGATGTCGTAGAATCGCCAATATGTGCAGTGTAAAATTGCATATAATCACCTATAATCACCTATAATCACCTAAATATTCTGTGGTACGGCAAGAAGGCTTTAGACCTGTATCTTCTTAGCTGGCGGGTCGGTAATTATATATCCGTAAAACTATTTATGTGTTATGGCGGATTATGTTAGCTCATATACAGGTCCTCAGATTGATGGTCTTTTGTCTAAGGTGGTTCCTTTAGAGCAGTCTGTATCTGAGAAGGCTCCTTTGACGATGCAGGCTTCTTCTCTTGGTGAGGGGAAGGGTTGGTCTTCTTTTTTAGATTCGGATCAGAATATCACCGATCTTATTTCTCGTCTTTTTGGTCTCATTCATACGGGGAGTGTTCGTTTTATTCGTAACGCGCCTTATTTTGGGTTTGCTTGGGCTAATAATAGTTCCGGTAGTAATAGTGGTTTTGTTTTCGAGGCAAACAACAAAGTTGTTTACCACAACACTTTTACAGATACTCAAGCCAGTTTAGCCTCTGGTACGGACAGTCAGATTTTTGCCAGAATTATAAGCGGGACACCTTTTTCTTTTATCTCTTACGCTAATACCACTCTGGGTAATGTTACTTTAACGAAGAGTTTTGGTTCTTCTGGTTATTATAAGGCACCTGACGGTATGATGTTTTGTTGGGGTTCGTCGAGTAATCAGACTACGTCATTTTCGGTGTATTATGCTACGGCTTTTTATACTACTCCATATTGTGTTCATACAACGTCTACCGGGTTTGGAGTTTATGCAATAGAGTCTGCTGGCGCAGCTGTTGTTGGTACTACTTATTTTACCATGGAGCCTCGTTATATTAAGAGGTTGTCTAATGGACAGTCGGAGTACGGCAATTCAGGTAATACCTTCATGTGGCTTGCTATTGGTCGGTGGAAGTAGTTTATGGTTCTTGCTTGTTTAAGAAGAGTCTTGTAGGCTCTTCTTTTTTGCGTGCCTGTAGCAATTATATATCCGTAAAATTAAAATTGTTTTTTATGGCACAGTTAAAATCGATGATTCGGACGCAGTTCACCTCTCCGGTGGCTATGATGGATGTTATTGCTTCTAACGTGAAGGTTCTTGCCGCCGCGCTTGGTGTTGACTTTTCGGATTTGTTTTCGGTTGTTGTTTTCCATCGTGCTTTTGGCGACGGCAATGAGTACACAGTTACGGTAGGGTCTGACAAGTTTGCGTCTGTTGGTGGGCGTGCGGAGGCTTTGGTTGTGCGCGATTCGGCAGTCTCTTATACCATCAGTTCTGAGGGCTTTGAGGATATTACAGGTTCTCTTGTAGCGTCTGGTGTCAATGAGGAGATTTTGTTGCCTCGTTTTGCTGTTGCTTCTCCTGCTCCGGAGCCTGTGATGTATACTATCACGATTAATCCCACTCCATCGGATGCTGAGGTTAAGCTGAATGGAGTTGTTCAGTCATCTATCTCTGTGGAGTCTGGGTCGTCTGTCTCTTACGAGGTATCTAAGGATGGCTACACTCCGAAGAGTGGCTCTGTGGTAGCTGATTCGACCAAGACGGTTGATGTTGTTCTGGAGGTGGTTCCTGTTGCGAAGGTGACTATCACCATTAATCCTACTCCTGCAGATGCCACGGTTAAACTGAATAACGTGGAGCAGAAGTCTATCGAGGTTGACAAGGGTTCACAGGTCACTTACGAGGTTTCGAAGACGGATTATGTTACCAAGTCGGCTACCGTGACCGCTTCGGCTACTCAGACTATCGATGTTGTTCTGGATGCCGTTTCTGCTGCTGAGTCCGATCCGGAGGTTGCGTCGTTGGATCCGGATGTTGTCGATGCATCGACGCATAGCGGTTCCGAGAAGAAGTAATTTTTCACTTTTTAATTTTATAGTTAGTTATGGCAGATCAAAAATTGCGGCGCATGGAGCGCGATCGTTTCACGTCGCCTGTTGCTATGCTGGACGTTATGGCATACAACATTTCGATTCTTGCAGGCAAGGCTGGTGTTACTTTCGAGGAGCCTCAGACGGCGGTTGTTTTCCAGAGTTCTCAGGGAGCCATTCCTGCGGGTTTCAAGGTTACGATTTCGAGTGTTGCTTACGAGAGTACTGAGGATCGTGCGGTTGCGATTCTGAAGTCGGGCGAGGAGGTGTCTTATAAGGCCGAGGCTGACGGCTATGTTGCTATCGAGGGGACTCTTGTTCCGGAGGGCATTAATCAGGTTATCTACTTGCCGTGGGCAGTTGCTCCGGCGGTGCAGCCTTAGGACACTCTAAGCAATTATATATCCCTTAAACTTTTTCAGAGATGCTTAACAAAGTTTTATCTACGTACCGCAGTTCTTTCCGGGTTGTCGACTCGAAGGAGGATCCCACCACGGGAGTGAAGATTCCTATTATTCGTGGTGCGGCGTCCCATAGTGACGTTCGGAGTCAGAAGGGTTATCGGTATCGTAAGGGTTTTTGGGATAAGGTTGTGAACGATTCTCAGCTTCAGCAGCGAGTTGAGGGTCGTGATATGCTTGGGATGATTGAGCATCCGCTTGATGATTCTGAGTACATGCGTACTCCTTTGAATAAGGCGTCGCATATTGTGCTGCGTGCGTGGGTTGATGATTCCTCACATGATCCATACATTGACTGCGGGTTGCTTAATAACGAGGATGGTTGTGCTATCAAGGCTCTTGTCGACGTAGGCTTCCGTCCGGGTTGTAGCACTCGTGCTTTGGGTGACTATCTGGAGGACTCCATTTCGGAGTACTTGGATGAGAACAACTACTATGTTATTACATGGGATCTTGTTCGGTCGCCCAACTTTGAGGATATTCGGTTGGAGAAAGTTTCGGATTCTCTTATGGCGTCCCCGCTGTTCAGAGAAGCTGTGCAGATGTATCAGTTACGAGATTCTGTAGACGATGCTTATAATCCCGATCATTTATTGGCGGACATTAGCAAGGCTATTTCGGACTTGGAGCGGCTGAAGGACCGTGTTAGTCGGAGTCTTGGAGTTCGTTAGATTTTGGTTATTAACATTTTTTTTTTAAGTTTTTATCTTATGACTGATATTATTTCACAGGAGATGAGTCGCGTTACTGACAGTATCGCCCTCACTCGTAAGAGCAAGCGTATTACCGAATACATGAATCGGTATGATGCTTTTGCCAAGAAGCATGGCATGGCTCTTTCGGTTAAAGATCGTGGCATTCAGGCAGGTATTCTGAACACCTTTAAGCGAGAGTGCGAGAAGGTTTGCGACTCGATTGACGCTCCCGCCACTCGCGGTCAGCAGGTCAACATGATGAGTGACTTCGGTCCTTACGTTCCGGAGGTATTCCCCATCGTTGCTGCTTGGTATCCCGACTTCCCGCTGAAGGACCTGATTTCGGTTCAGGACATGTCGCAGGACCTTGCCTTCCTGTTCTTCTCGAAACTCGTTACTGGCACGAACAAGGCTCCCACGATTGTAGGTCAGGCCGTTGAGACCGCTACGGGTATGCGTCAGATCAATGGTTACTACCCGACTGGTGAGATTCTCGGCGAGACCATTCCGTCGGATCAGCTGGAGGTTGGTAACGACGACAGCCTCACGGCTGTTACGGCTTACTTCGCTTTGAATGTTTCAGGCGACTACATCGACAAGTTCAAGCTGGACATCTACGACGGTCAGACTCTGAAGGCTTCGCTGATTCCCGCAGGCGTTGTTGGCGACAAGATCAACCTTGTTAACGCCGCTACGCCTACCGCATCGAACGGGTCGTACATGTTAATCAGTTCGGGTGCTATCTATGCTGTCAAAGCCGACTTTGGTGGTGCTGCTCTGACGGCTCCGTGCATCAACGCCAACTACGTTTGGAACCTCGACTACGCCATTCAGGAGAACATTCCGAAGGTCAAGGAGCAGGTCGAGAAGGTCGAGATGCGTGCCATTCCGCGTGCTATCGGCATGGAGTGGACTATCTTTGCTGAAGCTCTCAAGAAGTCGCAGTTCGGTACCGACATCCGCACCGAGAACACGAAGCGCGTGCTGAATCTTCTGTATCAGTATCAGGTTCGTTACATTCTCGACACCATGTGGACGTTCGCTACCGGAGCTACCGGAACGATCGAGATTCCTCAGTCAACGTCCATCTCACTTGACGTACAGGCAGCTAATGTTGCTCAGCAGCTGAAGCGTTATGCTACGCAGATCGAGCTGGCGTCAGGTCGTATCGAGGGTAACCGTCTGGTTGTAGGTAAGAACATGAAGTCGTTCCTTGAGTCGCTTCCTAACACGTGGTTCCAGCCCGTGCGTTATCAGGCACAGTGGTCGACGGCTCGCGAGATCGGTCAGTTCAGTTCGTTTAAGGTCTATTACGATCCCTACAGGGCCGATGATGCTGTCATGATGACGTATCGAGGTACAGAATGGTACGACGCAGTATTCTACTGCGGGCTCTTCCTTCCGATTGTTCCGACGGATCAGGTTGCTATTGGTGTAACCGTTCGTCAGTCAATGGTAAGTATGGAGGCGTACAAGTTCCATAAACCCAATTGTGTTATTAAATTAACAACCAAGTACGTTTAATTTATTACGCAGCTTAAAAAAAGAAGGGATGCTTTTGGTAGTATCCTTTCTTTTTTGTATCTTTGTGGTGTTGTATAATCTCTCTCGACAATAGGTTATACGTATATTGGTATGAGTTCCCTGCTGGGGCCACGAAGTCGAGAGCGTGGTTCTGGTGGGGTTTCTCTTTTTAGTATGTTTACGGGAGTTATTTATTTGCGCATTAGTCCAAGTGGCAAATGGTATATTGGTCAGGCTGTTGATATTGATAGTAGGGATCGAGACTTTCTTCGTGTTAATCATCCATATGGTGGAGTGCCTATTGAAAATGCGCGGAGGAAGTATCCTCCTCCGCAGTGGCGCAAGCTTATTTTAGCAACAGTCAATGCAAAAGATCGGATTGATCTTCGAATATGGTTGGATGCATTAGAGGTGTATTATATCTGGTATTATAAAACTACCAATAAACATTATGGTTATAATGTTACTCGTGGTGGTAATAGTAGAGGTGGTTATAAGCCTTCGGAAGAAACACGCCGTAAAATTGGTTTAGGTAATAAGGGGAAGACTGTTTCAGCCGAGGTTCGAGCTTGCATTTCGAAGAAGTTAAATGGCTGCAAGCGGTCTATCGAAGCGGGTATTAAGACTGGTATAGCTTTACGTGGCCGGAAACGTCCACCAGAGGTTGTAGCTAAAGTTGCAGCTGCAAAGCGCGGGAAGAAGGTTCGGTCTGATAGTATTATTTTTTCAGAAGGGTATAGAGAATTGCAGCGTCAACGGTCTTTAGGTAGGATGCATACGGAAGCTTCTAAGGATAAGATGTCTCGTTCGCAGGGAGCAGAATCTATTCTTGTTTATGATAGATACAGTGGCTTATTTATAGGTGAGTTTCAGAATAGAGAGAAGATAGCGCAGAAGTTTGGTATTTTTGCTCATCATATAGGTCGTTCATTTAATTCTCATCCGGGGTCTTCTTGGGTTTTAATTAAGGATCACGTGTATGCTTATGCTTCGTCTGGTTTTTCCCGTGTTTCTTTGTGTGAGAATGGTTATGTACCTACCGTTAGGAGTTCTAAGCGCATGGCTTTGTGTTTTACGGATTCGGGGAACGAGGTTTGTCGTGGTACCGTCAAGGAGCTGTCTGTAGAGTTAGGGTTATCTGTGCGTGATATTCAACGCGTATGTCGTGGAGATCGTGTTCATGCAGGTCCTTATAGGTTTATGTTCATAGACAATGTTGTTTCTGGAGGTTGCTGTTTCTACTGAGTAGTTTGTTGTTTTGCTTTTCCGATGTGCTTTTTTTCTATTATATAAGGCTTTACGTGTATATGGTTATATTGGTATGGGGTGCAAATGTTGGTCTTGTGCTTCCAGACTTATAAGTCATATTTTGTAGGCTGTTTCAGTTATGAGTGTTGATATTAAGTCCCATAGAATGCGTGAGAGTATTAAGTTAGGGGGTATTGAGTTGGTCTGCGGGGATTGTATGGATGTACTTCGGGGTCTTGCGGATAACTCTTTTGATTTGGCGGTTGTTGATCCTCCTTATGGTATTAAGAAGGATCGTCCGCGTGGAGCAGGTGTCTTGGCTAAGGCGTCCAATTACGCTGTGAAGTCATGGGATAGTGAGCGTCCGTCTGCGGAGTACTTTGAGGAGCTTCGTCGTGTCAGCAAGGATCAGATCATCTGGGGTGGTAATTACTTTGCCGATCTTCTTCCACCCTCGTCTTGTTGGCTTGTTTGGGATAAGCAGAATGGACTGAATGACTTTGCGGATTGTGAGCTTGCGTGGACGTCTTTTAAGTCGTCGGTTCGTATGTTTAGTTACCGTTGGCAGGGCATGCTTCAGGGTAACATGAAGCATAAGGAGAAGCGTATCCATCCTACTCAGAAGCCAGTTGTATTGTATGGGTGGGTTTTGAATAATTACGCTAAGCCGGGTTTTCGTATTTTGGACACTCATCTTGGAAGTGGTTCTATATGTATTGCGTGCCACAATCTTGGTTTCGAGATGCTTGGCATAGAGCTTGATTCAGATTATTATGCTGATGCTGTTAGGAGATTAGAGTGGCATCAGCGCCAACAACAGTTATTTTAATAGTAATTATATACCATTTTGCACTTTCTTCAATTTTATTTGTTTTTCAAGAACTTCTTATTAACTTTGCATTATGGTTCAGGTGGAGCGTCACATAGTAGGTCGTAGTGATTCGCGTTACGCGCGGATCGATCATGTGTGTTGGCTTTCTAAGAACTTGTATAATGCGGGTCTTTATGCCATTAAGCAGGAGTTCTTGCGTAGCGGCAAGTGGATTCGTTGGATTGAGTTAAATAAGCAATTCTTGTCGGAGAACAATGTAGATTATCGTGCCTTGAGTGCATGGTCGTCGAATAATATTCTTCATCGTTTGGATCAGAACTTGAAGGGTTACTTTTCGTCGATCAAGGCATGGAAGCGCGATAACAAGAAGTTCACGGGTTGTCCGCGCTTTCCGCGTTACAAGGATAAGACTAAGGGTCGTTTTGCCTTTGTTTACGCATCCCATACGGTTCGGTTGCTTGACGGGATGTTATACTTTCCCAAGAAGGAGGGTTTTTCGCCTTTGCGGACGCGTGTTACGGGTGGCATCCACGAGGTTCGTTTTATACCGCGTCATGGTTATTACGTCATCGAGGTTGTTTACGAGGTTCCAGATGCAGAAGAGTTACCGGATAGTGGTCGTTACTTATCTATCGACTTGGGTCTTGACAACTTGGCTACTTGTTATGATAGCAACGGTTTTTCTTTTATTGTCAATGGTCGTTCGTTGAAGTCTATAAATCAGTATTATAATAAGCGACGTGGTGAGTTACAGAGTAGCTTGCAGAAGCAGCATGGGTTGAAGCATTCTCGTCGTCTTGATAGACTTACGTTGCGTCGTAATAATAAGGTTGATGATTACTTACATAAGGCGAGTCGTTTAATAGTAAATTATTGTAGGGATCATGGTATTAACAGGATAGTTGTGGGTTACAATCCGGGTTGGAAGGATTATATCAATTTGGGTTCCGTTACGAATCAGAATTTCGTGTGTTTGCCACATGGTCGTTTTGTTGAGATGCTTCGTTATAAGTCTAAGGTTTTGGGCATAGGATTTGTTGATGTCAATGAGTCGCACACGTCCGTTTGTAGTAGTTTAGACCGGGAGGCGGTATGTCATCATGACGTTTATGTCGGCAAGCGTATTCGGCGAGGCTTGTTTCGTTCGGGTATTGGATTATTGATAAATGCAGACGTTAACGGGAGTGTTAACATTCTGCGGAAGGTATTTGGCGACGACGTTGCGATGCAGTGTTTAGTCAATAGAGGGCGTGTGGTGTGCCCGGTCCGTGTATGCGCGGATAGAGTTGTAGGCGGTTTAGTATTAAATTGTATATAATCACCATTTTAATAGTCATGAGTACACGTGCTTCTCTTAGATTCATAGACGAGTATGCCAATGTTGTCTATATTTACCGGGGTCACGACGGCTTTCCAGAGATTGTGGAGCCTGATATTGATCGGGTTTTGTCTATTGCGTCGGGTCGTTGGAGTTGTTCTGAGGTATCCTTGTTGGTTACTTTGTTCTTGGCAGTTACTTACTCGGGTTGGCAGAAGCAGCGGTTGCCGGATTATGAGTTGACGACGTCTATTCATGGTGATGAGGAGTATTTTTATACTGTTCGATGGGATACGGCCAAGCAATCTTGGGTTCGGGAGGAGACTCACAATTAACACAACTTTTTTTCCTTTTTATTTGGAGAATAAAATTAATTTTCCTACCTTTGTGTTGTGATCGATAGGGATTACGATTGATTGTTGAATTTAATATAACATTTTAAGCTATGAAGGTTTATTCAGTTTATAATCACGAGACGGGTTACTATGAGAGATTTCATTCTCTGTCTGCTGCTAAGAAGGCTATGAAGGAGCATAATGCCAAAGGTTCGATCACGCAGGTATGGTCTAATGGAGATTTTGAGCCTCTGGGTCCCATTGAGCTTAAAGGTTCGAACAAGACTTTTGTTGCCAATACACGTCAGACGAAGGCAGGTTACTGATTGGCGAGGGTTTAATCTTTTAATTTTCCTACGCTTATGCTTTCTTTTTCAGACTTGAAGGTTGGACGATCTTATATCTTCCATGGGTTGGTTGGTTATGACCGACCTGCACTTGTCAATCTTGTTGCAGTGGGTTTTCACGCTGATGCGACGTCTCCCTTTATTGCCATATCTACGGATGTCATAGACATGAGTGGGCGTCCTGTTGATATGTCTATATATCGAAAGGATGTCGTTTCGGATTTGTATGACAGGGGTTATCACTTTATTGCTATTGATTCCTCTGCTTCATTGGAAGATTCTGTTTTTTGTTTTGGGTCTATTGGGATTAGCTCGTTAGAGGAGCTTTAGGTTGTTTTTGGCAGTTTGTTTCAATTTTAGGCGGCTATGACTTACGATGATTTAACTTTAGGGTCTGTTTATCGGATGCAGTCTTTTTCCGACAGGATTTCTTTCACTCTTGTTGGTATGGGTTCTTCGGGCCTGTTCGATTCGAATCTCGTTCTCGTTTTTCAGGTCTCTGGAGAATATGCAGTCTTGTCCCTTATTCGCCGAATTCCTGCGTCGACGGTTGTTAGTAGGTATCCGGATATTAAGTATTCGGATGCTTTTGATGTCGAGGATCGTGTCTTAGTTGCTGGAGATTATGTCTTGGATCAATTGACTCCCGTACAGCGTAATAATTCCATTTCCATTATAGGGTTTGATGAGACAGAAAAACGGTTTACCTATGATTCCATTTCGGAGTTGAGTGCTATTTTAAGCTACTACGACATATTGTTGGGCTCAGATGTTGAGTTGAGTGCTGAGGTTTGTCTGTATCATGGTTGTGTTGTAGAGTCTAAGTGCAAACTTGGCTCCAATGTTCGAGTGGGTGTTAATTCTATCATTAGATCTGGCACTGTTGTTATGGCTAATGCTTCAGTAGGTTCTGATGTTATTATTGGTCGCAATTCGTTTGTTTCGGAGGGAGTTAAGATTTCTAATGGTTGTCGTTTCGGGAATGCAAGTGTCGTCAACATAGACGTTGTAAAGAGTCTTTATGCTCATACTCATGGGATTGAGGTTTCTTATTGGGGTGATACCTTTGTGAACATTGGAAGTGGTTCTTATTTCATTCCAGATATTGGGAGGGGGTTTGATAATGTTTATCCTTTCAATAAGAGTGACGAGTCACAGTTGGTTTCTGATTCGCGTGTTAGCAATACGGAGTGTTTAGACTTTCAGGATTGCTATGTGATTGAGCGTCTTCGTGAGTTGCTGACTGAGTATGTAAATTTTTATAACAATTAACTATGGCATCTTATTCTGATCTCAAGATAGATTCATATTATTTGATTCGAGATTTTTATCTTGGAGATAGCGAGCGTTTGGATGTTAGGGTACGCGTGGTTGCGTTCTGTCCAGAAAGCGTTTGTTTGGGGATAACTTTTTACGAGGATTCTACGGGCCGGAGACGTCTTTTTAGTAAGACTCTGTATAATGTTATTTCTTTTGAAGATTATCTTCATAATCATCCTTTATCTCGTTGTTCGAAACGATTGAAGTCTAATTCGAGGGTTGTACCTTTTCTTTGTGATGATTTTTTGGATATGCTAATCCCGATTTCAAACTAACGTCTTGTTTATACAGGTGTATGATGATTTATCTGATGTGTTTGTGGGTGGCATTATGATGCTTTGACGTTGAATATTCGTTCGTGGACGTGCCCGGCGTGTGGTATGGTCCATGATAGGGATGTTAACGCGGCGGTTAACATTTTAGCATTGGGAGTTGACAATGCTTTACGTTCGGTGAGTGTCGGTTCCGGTGGACGGGTTCCACGAAGGAGACACGTAGATCCGAATAATAGTTCTATGGATAAAACATCATAGAATTATCGACTATTTTTTGGTTGTGATACTATTTTAGAAGCCTTGCAACCTTTAGACACGAAGTAGGTTATGTGGGCAGACTTTATTATAGGTGTTTTCATGTACTTAATTCCTATTATTGCAGTACTGTGGATTCTTTGCGACGTTGTTGTTTTTATAGGTCGTTTGCTTCGGCGGTTCTGCAATTATATATCCAAGAAATTCGGATCTGTGCATGGACGCTCGACTTAGTGCTTTAGAGCAATATACTGCTAAGATGGCGGATGTTCGGATTTCCCGGCATCCGCTTCGGCGTGATTGTATCTTTATAGTCAACTGTACTGAGTTTGACATTTATCAGGATGGTCACTCTCATGAGGAGGCTCGGGTCTTGAAGCAGTGTATTGTTAAGAAGAATCCGGACATGTTTTATGTTCAGGAGTCTTTTGGCGACGACGCTATGGTTCAGGATGGCGATATTATTCCGTGGGTTATCTACATGTCGTGTACAGGTTTACCTCGGCTTCCTATGCTTGATGATCGGTTTTTGCTTGACGGTCTTGTCTACTCTGTTTCTGCCGTGAAGCCTATAAATCGAGATTCTCAGGGTGTTATTGAGTGTTTGGTTTACCCTGAGCGTAGGGATTTTATAGACTCTCTTGCTATTTATTCTGTGTCTTTTCATAGCAACTTTGTTCCTGTCTCTTTAGAGGATGCTTGGGGCAACGAGGTTGCTATGCAGATTATCTGGGGTGGTTATCCTATTGAGATGTCTTGGGATAAGAAGACGTGGGTTCCGTTTGTTCCGACGTCGTCTGTCACGGTTCCGAATAAGGCGTCACGTTTATTCGTTCGGGATGAGTCCGGGGAGGTTGTAGGCTTCACTTTTGGCGGTCGTCCTTGTGGGTCGTCTGCGTCCGTGGCGGCAGGTTTCAATGGCTTACTTGACTCAGATGGTGTTATGTATATTACTCCCTGCACGAGCAGGACTTATGTTGGTTAGCGATGGCAGTTTCTTTTAAGGATAAGTTGTGGTCTCAGTATGTCATTCCGCAGACGGTGTCTTGTTGGTATGGCGATGGTGTGACTACGCAGGCGGTTTCGGATTTGGATGTTCTTATAGCTTCTTGTGTTGACGAGCTTCGGTCAGACTTGTATATCACGGGTTATTTGGTTTTAAACTCTATGGCCACGAATGTTGATGAGGATATTTTTGCGGTTGTCAATGCGAAGCTGACTTTTCCTTTTCAGGGTAACCGGAGCGTTCGTGTAGAGTTGGATCGAGGTGCTCATCAGATTCTGTGTCGTTATGTTCCTGCTCGTGTTACTTACCGTCGTTATTTGCGTTTGTCAGATCTTGATACCTTAGCAGGCGATCAGCTTGTTTTTGCTTTGATGTATGTGTTGAGCAAGATGGCCGAGAAGGAGTTATCTATTCTTCGGTCGGTAGTTCTTGATGCGGATAATGGTCAGGTTAATTTGGATGCTTTATCTGATTTTGCGACTACATGCCGTAGTCGCTACCAAGAGTTGAAGGAGTCCATATTCATTTATTCGTCGGGTATTTAATATGTAGTGTGCTATGGGGTTTTATGAGGATGTGATTGATAGCGATAACGCTGCGTCAGTTAATAAGAAGGCTCGTGATGGTCGCAAGATAGGTTTGGGTCTCTCGGAGTATCATCGTCATCGTGGTGGTGCGGATGATCATATTCCTTCTTTGGAGGACTTGCGCGAGCGGGCTCGTGAGGAGGTTGCGGACGCGGCGTCGTCTGCTCGTCCGTCTGCAGAGGTTTTGGCACGGGTTCTTGGATCTATTATACCTGATATCTCAGTTGTGGAGGGTTCGTCGTCTGGCACGTCCTTTATTATTAAGCCTCGTTCTGGTTCAGATTCTTTCAGGATTTGGTTTTCTGGCGACGAGATTACTATTGCTAAGCCGTCTGTGGATCGAGATGCAGTTGTTCTTGATGCTTCGTCTTGGTCGTATGGGGACTTTGGGTCTTTCCTTGATTATGTTTTAGATGTTGTGTCAAGTGTCTCCAGTTATGACGATTTTATAGATTCCTTAGCTTATATTGCATAGGTCATGTTGTTGCTTCAGTACGAGAAGGCGGTTTTAGAGTGGTTTCATGCAGCTTATCCTAAGTTGCGTGAGATGATTTATGCAGATGACATTGACAAGCTTTTGTCGAAGGATGCTATTGTGAAGTATCCGTCGTTGATCTATTCACGTGAGGGTAGCGATATTGTTTCCGGCGTTCCTTATGATTCTTACGAGACGGATGCCGACGGGAATCTTCAGCGTATCCGGACTTTTCCTTTTGATCAGATTTATACTGCGAAGCTCGTCACGGAGAAGCAGTCGGATATTTGGGCTATTGCTAATGCTATACGTCAACATTGGAGTTATGACTCTTATGCTCATGTTCGTCCGAAGGGAGCCGACTGGCTTTTGAATGTGGGTATGCGTCTTTTGTCTTTCCGTGTAGAGTCAGAGCGTGACAACTTGGATCGGAAGGGCGCGCGTCGTGTTTTGACTATGCGCTGGCGTTCGGTTCTTCAGCTGGAGGATTATGATGAAGCCATGCGGTGGTTGGGGTATAGAATTTACATTGTTCCCAACGGCGTGGAGGCTGAGGAGTGGTTAGTGGCGCAGGGTGATCTGCCTATCGGAGGTGTGGAGCCTACGGTTGATGATTTGAAGGTTTCCGTTTAGAGATAACTTGTGTAGCAGTACACATGTGCAGGTTTTGGGAGGTGGTTTGCCCGGGGCCTGCTTTTTCTTTGTGTAAGCAGAATCAATTATATATCCGTTAAATTAAATTTGTTTGTGGTTATGGCGAGTAATACTTCAAACCCTTTAGTCACAGTCGATTTTGTCGATAATAGTAACTTTTTGTCTATTTCAGACGGTTCTGATATCGTAGGGGTTGTAGCAGATACGAACTGGGGTCCTGTTGGTGTTCCTACGGTTTGTAATAGTAGTACTTATCGGACTTTGTTTAATCCACAGGGTCTTGGTCGTTTGAATTCATCTCAGGCTACTATTCAGCGTTTGTTTGAAATGGGAGCTTCTTATGTCGAGGTTGTTCGTTTGGGTACAAAGGGAGCTTTGTCTCTGTCAAATTCGTCTCGTTTGTCTAAGGCATTGGATACACAGACAGATGATGTTACTGTTTCAGAACAGGCTGTTGAAGCAAATGCCGAGTCGTGGATATTCTTCACAATTTCAGGTTCAGGTTCTTCAGTGTCACTTAATATAGTGGATTCGATCACCTATGATACTGATACGGAGTGTCTTGACTTTGGGTCGTTGTCTGCTATTAGCTCGTCGAAAGTTGCTTTCCGGTTGCGTTATCCGGGTGGTTTTCCGATGCGTGCTGCTTTGTCTGCTGGCAAGCAATTTATGGGCAAGACACTTTTCACGTTCACTTTGTCGGCTTATACTGGGCAGGAATATTCAACGAATGCTGGCGGAGTTGTCACATCTAATAGGAGTTACAACTCTGTTTTAGAGACTTTGTCCTTTACTTTAGAGCCGTTGGAGGCTAATGGTGTTTCATACTTCTATGCAGATCAGATAGCGAATAATTCGTTTTACCTGACGTCAGATGTTGCTTGGGCAATCAAGGCAAGAGGTATTGTAGGTGCATCGGGTGTTGCTACCGATGGTAGTTCTGTTGATGTAGCTACTTACGACATTCAGTCGGGATCTCAGGAAGGTAAGTTGGCTCCTACCTATACGGCAAACAATTATAAACAAGCATATGGGTTGTTCAAGGATCGCGACGTTTCAACATCTACTTTGCTTGTCAATTCTTTCATTTTTGATAATGATACTGGTTCTGATTACGCTGGTGTCACGTCTGTTCTGCAAGCAATGAGTGAGGTTTCGGAGACTCGTAAGGATTGCAACTCCTTGCTTGGTTTTCCGACGTCTAATGCCTCGAAATGGTGGGGGCCTAAAGGCACTCTTGGATCTACAGTAAAGAGCAGTGCTGTTACGTGGTTTAAGTCTGTAGGTAACTCGGGTCTCAATATGTTTTCGTCTGGCATTGTAGGCTGGGAGACTGTTACGCTTCGGACGACTCTGGGCATCAAAAAATTTAACTTGGATTGCACGGCTGCTTGGGCAGGTCGGATATGTGCTACGGCTTATGCACTTCATAATCGCAACCAGCTTCCGTCTTACAAGGCTTATGGTTCATTCTCGGGGTCTCTTGTTCGGACTCTTGATTTCGATACGGTTGTTGCTATGCATGATGAGGATGGTATCGGGTCTGTTTACTCGTCGGCTGTTGGCAACTACATCTTCTGCATCCGCGACTTGTATGGTGCTGGTGAGTCTTATTTTGCACGCTTGAACGTCATGCGCGTTACGGCGGCGTTGCTTTCTCAGACTTTTGACATGGTTGAGGAGGTTATTCATACGGATGTTGCGGCCAATCGGTCGAGTCGTCTTGCCTTGGAGGGTCGTTTGAATACGCTTCTTGGCAATTTCGCTGCTCGTCAGGAGTTGAAGGTGGAGTCGTATGCCAATGTGGGTGATGAGTTGAACTCCGATGTGAATACGAATGGAGGTCGTTACTTGCGCATTCAGCTTGTCTGCTATTTCATGAGTCTCACCGAGAAGGTATTTATTACAGTTGTAGCACGCGACGGTTCAGTTTCAGCAGATATTTCAATGGCGGCGTAGTCTATTGGATAAGTTGTTAGATTGATAAATATTTTTGGGTTATGTCTATTAAGATATCTACTTTTACGAATGTCATCTCGAACCCGATGAACACGCATAATTTTGCGTTGGATATTCCGGGTTTTGAGGATTACGCCATCACGGTTCAGTCTACGACTTTTCCGTCGGAGCAGCTTAGGACTACGGTCTTATATATGGACGGTGAGGAGGTTCGTTATCCGACCATTCCGCAGAACAGCGGTACTTGGGGTTTTAATGTTCCTGAGACGGATGACGGGTCTATTGGTGCTGCCTTGAACGCCATCAAGGCTCAGATGTGGAACCAGAAGTCTGGAGCTTTCACACCTGACATCTCTTTGTGGCGAGATATTACGGTTACTTGCCGGGATTTGAATTCCGTTGAGTCTTTCTGTGTAGTTCTTCATGGTGCGTGGCTTCAGGGTCGTAATGACATTCAGCTTAACAAGCAGAGTGTGGAGACTAACTTCCGATACGACTGGGTTATCCGATATCAGTGGCTTGAGGATAAGAATTTGCGGGGTAAATAGTTTGCGGATTCAGTAATTTATTTTACTTTTGCATTATTAGTGGATTTAAACTTATTTTTTATGAATAGTGTAGATTTTTATACTGAGGTTGTAGGCGACGTTACCTCAGTCTCGACTAACCGGAGTGGTCTTGTTTCGGATTCAGCCTCGACTCGCAAGCGCGGTCGTGTTTCAGATTCGGAGGAGGTGATTGTACCGTTCTCTTATACGGATGCTGTGGTTCTCTCTCGGAAGCACAATGTTGACATGCAGCTTGCTGATGGCACTATGTGGAGTAATTATTCATGGATTAACGACGGTCATGAGGTTCGCTTGGATATGAGCGTCGGTGGTATGGATACTGAGGCTCGAGAAGAGGTTTTCCGCGGGAGCCGTTCTAAGTACTTTAAGATGGATGAGGCTCTTGCTGAGACTGCCGCGGAGTATTTACTTGTTCAGCTTATTGACGACGAGTCAGACTTCTACAAGGAGTGGATGTGGAAGAATCCGTCTAAAGAGTTATTCGAGACTGTCGCGAAGATTGTTGCAGATGTTCGCGGTTCGGAGTCGTCGGCAGAGGATGCAGCTGTTGCGTTGGATCAAGCACTTCCGACGTCCGATTCTGGGTATGTTCGGGATTCGGCCGAGGCTGCGAAGATTGTCGGAGAGCGTGTAGGCAAGCCTGTTCGGAAGGCACATGTTAAAGACGCTGTGGATACTCCGAGTTTTTCCAAGGTGAAAGAAATTCTTAGTCAGGATACCCTTTTTCATAAGGAGGATGACACGTCTGACTTGTATCAGGGTTACTACACGCTTGGGAGCGCGGGTGATTTATATGTTTCGGTACGCCCGGACGCTGTCACTTTTGCTTGCTACGCGCCTAACGCTGGGTCTCCGGTAGATGAGGTTACTGTACCCTTTAAAGATACTGCGACTACCGCCCTTTGGGATATGATTAATACTGCTAAGAGTAGCCGTTCACTTCGAGGTTGTCTTACTTTCTTGAAATCTGCGAAGGTAGCTTCAGTTTCTAATCATGGGGCTTCACGGCTTTCGTCGAGAGATCATGTTTCAGATGCTTCGGAGGAGGTTGTTTACGACACTCTTGCGGAGGCGTTCAATAAGAATGGCATTGATTACTCGATGGAGGATTATGTTCTCTGGTCGGAGCAGATCAAACTTGACAATCATGATCAGGGCGATGAAGCGATGCTGATCGTTTATGCCAAGAGCAAAGATGCTCTGGGTGGTGACGCTGCTCGTTTGGATGCTTTGTACGACGAGGAGGGAGTTGATGCCTTCTATGCTAAAGCTGACATTTCGACGGTTGGTGTTCAGTTGTTCAAGAAGTTCGGTGACTATGGTGTAGCTCCTAAAGAGTACACGGTAACAAATCCCACGAAGTCTCAGATTGATGACATCTTTGATGCAGTGCTGTTCTGTCACGAGGAGCATTGTGGCTACGAGGAGGCAGATGCTCACTTGGATGAGGTATTTGGTCCGATGAACAATGCTTCTATTACGGGGGGAGAGTAGGAGAGGCATCATACGATTCCATTTAATTAACCGCTGTGGGCTGTGGGTTTATATTGTCCCACGCTCACAGCTTTTTGTTTAGGTTTCATGAGTTATCGCATAGAGGCATTTAAGACTCTTGTTTCGTCTCCGCTGACGAAGCGAGATATTACGATGGTGTGGCCAGCGTTACCTCAGTCTACCATCTTGATTCAGTCTCTTACTTTCCCCACGGAGGAATTAGCTACGGTTACGGTTCCTCATAGGGGAGTTGACATAGAGCTTCCGACCCATGTTTTCAAGCCGGGCGATTGGTCCTTTGAGATACCTGATAGTGTGTTTACTACTGTTAGGTATGAGATTGAGCGTGCTTTCTATGAGCGTAAGATGCATACCATTACACTGATAATGGGTAACATGTTGGATGTTCTGGGGACTGATGGGGCTTTTAATTCACTTGCACGCGTTGGTTCTATGGTATCTGCGTCTTTGCTTACGGCTGTTCAGCTGGAGAAGGCTTTTATTAAGGGCATTGATCCTGCTCAGTTTTCGAAGACGTCGTCAGCTACGGAGGCTATTGTGTGGAACGTGAAGGTTCATTATACTTACATTTCGAAGTTATCACCTTTGGGTTAGAGTCATGGGGAGGTTAAACAGTTTGGTTAAGCAGGCTATTGCCAGTCGTGTAAAATTGATGAGCCAGTCGTCGGGGTCTCTTGGTTCAGGTCTTCTGTCTCAGGACCGTCCTATTGCGCCGTTGCTTCAGGGTGATTTTGCTTTGCGGTTTATAGGAAATGGGGTGTCATTAGATTCGACCGATTTTTTACTTACGGGTATTACACTTCCGGGGGCTGCTATGTCGTGGTCACCTCATGGTTCGGTGTATGGTGTACCAATACCCTCTGTTCAGACCGATTATTTGTCAATAACTTTTTATATTTCTGGGGATGTTGGCTTTGCATCTAAGAGCTTTCCGAGTCTGATGTATTATAATGAGCAGTTTTCCAGCGATGGGTTATTGCGTGCTCCCGTACAGCGGAATTGGGTTGATATAGATAGTATGGTAGTGGGTTCTCGAGCAACGGAGTCGGCCCGGGCAGCGGCAGAAACAAATATGTTTAATAATGATGCTGATGTTTTTGGAGGTTTCGGCGGGGGCTCTATTGATACCGTGGGTACGGACATCTATATTCGCCCATCAATTGCTCTTATTGCTTTATGTCCGAATTCAGATATTACGGAGGCAGACGAGGAGTTGGAGTTGTGTAGATTTACTCGTTGTGTTTTTGGCACGCCTACGCCGTCTCCTAATCCGTCCGGGGTTTCACCGATGTCTTTTACTCAGCAGATTGGATATCAGTTTATTAAATGGAATGTAGGGTCTCTTTTAGGGAAGGATCGCACCTCTACTATGAAAGGATCGACGGTATATCCTATGGTTAAATCGGCAAGATAGATATAGTCATGATTATTACTTTACCTTCTAATGGTTTGTTTGGCCTGCACCAGACTGTTTTGAACACGCCGAAGCTGGGCCATATTCGGAGTATTAACTCTGCGTCTTATACGGACGAGCAGTTGAAGACGGAGTTTGTTCGGATGCTTTTGGAGCGTCCGGAGGACTTGTCTAAGATGACCTTGTGTGATCGGGACTTTCTTTTTGATGTTGCTGCGTCTGGTGTCTGTTTGAATCAGATTAGCACTGACTTTGTATGTCCTTTGTGCAAGGACGACAATGGGAATCCGGTCACCAATAGTGTTGTTTATGATATTACGCAGCAGGAGCTTATTGCTTTGGATGAGGGTACTCCTGTTGAGGTTAAGAAGCGTTGGGATGGGATTGGTATGGATGTAACGTATCGTTTCTTGTCTGTTCCGGATGAGGAGAAGATTATCAATTACGCTCTTGCCGATTACGAGAATTACACTCTGCGCTACGAGCAGGCTTTTATTGCGGCTACTCTTGGTCAGCCTATCGGGTCTGTGTCAGAGATTGCCGAAAGCATTAAGCGCGTCGACGAGTATCCTATGTATGTTTACTTTTCGGCATTGTTGTTTAGTCAGATGACTTATCATGGGGTTCCTCAGTATGCTATTGGCAAGTGTGCTCATTGTGGTGGTGATATTAAGGTTATAATTCCTTTTACGGCGGCTGTGACCACTATGGACTCTGCGAAGATTGTCAACAGGTTCATGAGCTTGTCGGGGATGGTTACTTTCAAGGATTTTCTGGATTTGTCGATGCCGGAGCTTTCCCAGATGGAGCTTAATCTGCGGAATTCTGGCGAGTAGTCTACAGTTGGAGGGTTTATATCATGGCGGACGAGAAATTCAAAATTAGCGGCCTGAATGCGGCCTTAGATGAGTATTTATCGAAGATCGACAAGGTCAATCTGAGTCGGGAGTCTTTACTTGCTAACCAGAAGCTTCTGGAGGATTGTATTCGTCTTTCGGATTCTTTGGATTCGAAGATTAAAGCTATTGAGTCGTCTGGAGCGTCTGCGGGAGAGAAGTCTGCTCGTGCGGGTTTGCTGTCTCAGATCAAGACTACTGCTTTGAGTGGTGGTTCTGTTGATTCCTTGTTGCGTCAGGAGGCTCGAGCTGTTGATTTGACTCGTCGAGGTACTGCAGCGTCGTCTTTTCCGAGTTTATCTCTTTCTGAGCGGGATGGTTTACAGTCTTTGTCTGCTGGTATTAATAAGTCGGGTTTGGGGCCCACCTTTTCACAGGTTTCGCCTGCTCAGCTTCGTCCTCTTCTTGACTGGTCGTCTCGTTCTGGGTCTGCACCGTCTCGAAGGAGTATGATGTCATATATGCAGGAGAGTACTTTATCTCTGGGTAGTGGTCTTGACTCTCGCATTGGTGGGGATAGCGATCATCTTGTTACAGAGCTTGCTGCAGAGGATCGTCAGGAGAAGTTCGAGGATGCTGTTGCTACTATTGAGTCCACGTCTGATGCTATTCTGGCAGCTCTTGGTAAGCAGCGCGGTGGTACTAATATTACTGTCGAGGCTTCTAAGCCGAAGAAGCCTAAGAAGGATCATGGTAGTTGGTGGTCAACCTTGAAGTTGCTTGGCGGGATTGCGGGTACTGCAGCGGCCTTATATGGTATTCTTAGTATTCCAAAGGTTCAGGACTGGATTAAGAAGAATATTATTGATCCGGATGGTCGCAATAACTGGGTTTCTAAAATTACCGATATTTGGGAGAAGGTTGTTAAGATCGCTCAGATGACAGATTCTTCTCGTGATTTCGCCAAGGGTTTTGCCAAGCAGGGATATGATGTGTATACTAATAAAGAGGGTGGTTTTTCCGAGATTCCGGAGGTAGTTTCACAGGTTGATACAATTAAGACTAATCTTGAGAAAGCTCCCTCTGTTGATATATCTGGTTTGAGTTCAGCAGATGCTCCTTTGTGGCAGACATATTTAGCTGGTGGCATGAAGGCAGCTGGCTTAGTAGGTTTAGCTTTAGGGGCTTCCAAGACTGTTGGTCTTGGAACTATTGTCAAAAAAGTGATGACGTCAGGTCCTGTTGGGTGGGCTCTTGGAGGATTGACAGCTACAATGATTTGGGCCACGATTCGTAATGCTCAGAAGGAGAATATGATTGCGGCTTACAATCGCGCTATGTTTCAGTATGTGGCAGAGCATAATTTGGGTGCAGGGTGGTTCATGATTGATGGTTACAATGAACCTCAGCTTATATCGCTGGCTCAGATAGCAGACGAGTCTGGGGTGTCAATTTATAATGATTTCACCGAGGAGGAGAAGACGGGTACGGCTTTTGGTCTGATTTATTCTTACGAGCGCGCTCGAACTGCTTCACGGCAGGCTGCTGTAGCGGAGGGGTTATTTGACGCTGGTGTTCCTTTACAGGGAGCTTCGTGGTTAGATAATGATGCCATGAATGCTTTGCCTGCCGAGGAGCGAAAAGCTTATTTTTTAGAAGGTTTTTCCAATTTATCAGATGGTGGAAAGGAGTCTTTTGTTAGGATGAATTCTTCTGCAGCTGCAGGTTTATTAATGGCAGGCAAGTTGGGGTCTGTACGTTTGGTAGACGAGGCACAGATCACAGGTTATGGGGATCAGCGAACGGTGTATGGTAATCGGCCTATTTCTTTTTTTACAAATCAGGAGCTGGCGGATTATATTAATACATATGTAACGTCTGGAGGGTCTAATACTGTGGTTGGCAATCTTTATCCTACTGATAGGTTACTTCCTTCTTATATACGCCCTTCTCGTGGTTCTGCTTCTGAAAGTATAGCCTATGCTGTTGGTAGAGTAGTGGTTCCCGAGCAGGATTCACGAGCTCGGGATGCCAATCTTCATAATGCGTTAACGCTTGGAGGTATGGGTACTGCAGGTGGAGGCGGCATGGCTACTGAGGCTGATCGCCAGCGTTTGGTTAGTGAGGCGACGTTAACGGAGTTAAGGGAGCAGCGGGCAGCTACAGATAGGATTCTTAAACTTCTTGAGAGTGGCAGTGGTCAAAGTAACAATTCTGTGGTATCTTCTTCAGATGTTACGGTATATACTGGTTCGCCTCGTCAGGGTAACTTTTAGTTATCTATGGATAGGAGTATTATAGGTTCGGGTGTTGAGGCTTTTACGGAGCTTTCTACGTCTGTTCTTGACGTATGGCTTGCGGCAGTATCGGCTCTCTCAGATTCTGATGACTTGTCTGTTAATGGGCGCGAGATGTCTCTTAGTGCCTTACGGGAGTTTTTGGAGTCTGCGTCTGTGACCGATCAGTCAGCCTTAGATGATGTAGAGACTATTAAGCTCAAGAAGGACGAAGAGGATGATGACGATGAGGATGGGGGTGTTCTTAGTTGGTTGATGTCTAAGGGTGCTTCTATGTTGCTTCCTGCGCCTATTAAGGCGGGTTTAGCCTTACTTGAGCTTGTCAAGTCTGTGGGTTCTGCAGCAGTATGGGGTCTTCTTTTGTGGGGAGGGTTCAAGTTGGTTAGGCGTGCAGCCTCTTCTTTAGCGGAGCCTAAAGACGGAGACGGGAATTCCATGACCGCTGAGTGGGTTTTGGAGCCGACTTGGATTTCCGACATGCGGTCAGGTTCCACGTCAGGTTCTGTTCCGTCAGCCGTGTTAGGCGTAGGTTATACCGAGCGCATGGCTCAGGGCGTTGTTGGCGAGGAGCTTTACAAGCGTCTTGTGGGTGAGGAGTACGGTGATAAGAAGAAGGGTGCTGTGTCTACCTATTACGGAGTGACCGATAGTTGGCATTCTAAGGCTCATAGTGGTCTTGACTTACGCATTGCAGGAGGAACGCCGCTTCGGTGGCCATTCGACGAGCCGGGTGTTATTGAGAAGGCTTATGGCACCAATAATGATGCGGGAGGTCTTTCTCTTATTGTTAGGATGAAGTCTGGGCGTCGTATTGGTATGGCCCACCTGAGTAGTAATACGGTTTTACCTGTTGGTGCAGAAGTAAAACGAGGGGATGTGGTAGCTATTTCAGGCAACACAGGCTCGCATACTTCGGGAGCTCACTTACATATCACCTTTAGAGACGGGTCTGGCTCGCGCGTCAGTCCTACTGAGTTTTCCAGAGACTTAGGAGTTGCTATTCCAGCCATGAAAACGCCTCAAATTTCGCCGATCTCTCAGCAGTCGTCCACAGGTATCACTATAGGTTCCAGCCTCGCCAAACAGACTAATAATATTGCCAACGTTCAGGACTTTGGTGTCAAGTGGAAGGGTCGTACTGGCACTAAGGTCTTACCTGATGGCAGGCGTTTTGTTAAGTTCTCGTCGCCAGAGTTATCTTTGCGGGCTGCCTATATGACATTGCTTGGTTATCAGGATCGCCGGGATATTTCACGTTCTAATGGTCAGTGGGTTACTTTAGGCGATGTTAGCCGTATGTATGTTGGAGGCAACATGTCAGGTCGTCCTGCTTACGCTGGTGACGACATTCCGGCATGGGCTTCTAACGTAGCTTCTTATGTTGGTGTTCGTTCGGATCAGCCTATAGACTTACGAGATGCAGATACAGCCACTAATGTGTTACTTGGTCTTGTTAAGCAGGAGTCAGGTACGGTTGTGGAGCCGGAGGTTGCCAAGCGTGTCGTAACGTCTGTTTTGCGGGAGCGCGACTATGGTTACAATAATCAGCGGGGTGCGATAGTTTTACCCAATGTCCAAAAGTTTTAGGCAATTAAAATAATTTCATTGGTCTAAATTTCCCTATATTCTGCGATTTCCCTAATGGGATTTTCTTGATTATTTGTTCAAAAGGTTCGTTTTAGGTGTCATAGTTTATTTTATTTACATTTTGGTAGTCTAAAATCATACGTAAAAGGTAGATTTTAGGAGCTTATCTATTATTAGATGAGTTCTTTTTCTTTTAGGGGGTTATCCGGGGTCCGGGGTGGTGTGTCTTGTTGGGCCGGGCCTTCTTCTTTTTGCGTAGGAGCTTCTGGCATTTCGTCGCTCGTTCTTCTGCTTCGCCTTTAGCGTTTATATTCATTTGGTTATCTGCGCCTTTCGGCGTTTACTTAGAGTTTAGCTTCAGGTGTAGTTGTTATGTTTAGTCGATGCTTTCAGCAATTTTATATCCGTTATTTTAGCAGATTGGTCGTCACTTTCAGCAATTCTATATCCTATAATTTGCGTTTGTATAGAGTTCAAGGTTGTTTCTTCGATCAATTCTATATCCGGTATTTTTACTTTAGAGCTTGCTTTGAGCAATTCTATATCCGTTTTTTTGTTGTTATGGTTATGTTTTTTGAGTGTTGTTTGGGGTTATGCAATTATATATCCATAAAATGTTTTAGTCATGCCATTGGACATCCAGCGTTTGCGCGAGTTAAATAAGTTGTCGTTGTATGTTACGTGCTGTAGCGATCCTGCTGGTCGTTTGAGCATGGGTAGTGCTGGTGTTTGGAAGTTTTCGATGTATAGCGAGGGTGGTCTTGGTTTGGACGCTGGCATTACGACCGAGGATCTTATTCCGGGCGGTGTTGGTTCTACTAATATTGGTAAGTTTCTGTCAGGTGCTTCTCAGATAGGCTGGGGTCTTGTACCGCAGGTGGACTATAGTCGTAAGTTTTTGTTTCAGGGTACGAGTCCTTTGAGCTTCAGTAGTAAGTGTTACTTGGTTTTGGAGGATGACGTTGTTAGCGACTTTTACGATCCTTTGCTTCGGTTGTTTTTCCTGACTTATCCTCAGCGTGGAGATGAGATGAGTAAGAGTATTACGGAGAGTGTTTCGAAGTTTGCGTCTGACTTTGCTAAGGACGCCGAGAAGCATAAGGATAGCTTTTGGTATAGTTTGGCAGACTTTTTACTTAGGGGTAATAGTGGTTCTGGGGGCATTTCGGGAGCTGTTGATTGGGTTAGCAAGAATTTCAACGGTCTTTTCGGGGATGTTTATAGCTTGTATGCCCCTCCCACTTTTCGGAGTCCTATTGTTAGTTGGGTTACTGGAGGTCGTAAGAGCGGCGTCGGGGCCGATAGTCGCACCTTGTCTAATGGCGTTGAGGTTCATTATTATCCGAGTACGAATAGTGGTTTGTCTGTTGGTTACGGTCGGAGCTTCGTGTCGAATGTATATATAAAGAGTTTGGGTGTTAGTATTCCGAAGCTTTATTATAGTGGTGGTTTTCCGCAGGTTATGGAGGTTAGTCTGACGTTTGAGACGCTTCGTGTTGCAACGAGTGATATGTTGTTCGACAGCATCTCGGGTCGTATGACGGGTTTTTAAGTTTGAGGTGTTATGACTATCGAGGAGGCTTATCAGAGCTATGGGTATTTGACGTATGTTTCGAGTGAGGGTGACAGTCTTCTTTTTGTGAGCCGTCGTCTTTACGGTAGTGATTCGAGTTACTATCGTCGGATCCTTCAGGTTTTGAATCCGCGTGTTGACTGGCTTAGTCTTCCGGGCGGTGTTAGTGTTGTTTACCTGAGTCCGGACGTTGTTAGTATGAATTCGTTGTCGTAGCACTTGGTTATGGAGCTTCGAGTAGATTGCGCTGGTGTTTTGTATCCGGTTGTTCGGTGGGGCGTCCGTGAGAGTGTTTGGAGTTACAGCAGCGAGGTTTGGATGGAGTTGTCTACTCTTCTTCGTGGCGACGTTTGGGAGTGGCGTGGTACTGGTTGTAGGTACGTTGTTGTTTCCGTAGAGGTCTTGGGAGTCAATTCGTATCGTTATCTGAGTTATCCGGAGGGTTACTGGAAGATGTGCGGCATGTTGCGTCAGCCTGTGTGCGGTGATTATACGTTGTCGGATGTTTGTATCGTTTTGGGTTTGCCTTTTCGGAGTCTTCATAGTTTGAGTAGTCTTGTTCGTCATTGGTGGTGCTTCGGGAGTCTTAGGGGTTCTTACTTGTTCGAGACGTTAACGCTTGGTGGTGCTTGTAGCGGTGGAGGGTGTAGTACTATTCATTATACCGTTGGTGGGGACTTTATGTATTGTGACTTGCTTGCGTCTTTGGGTATGCCGAGTTGCTTTGGGTTCCGGGGTCGTAATGACAGTTATAGTGTATGTCGTACGTCGGAGCCGGACGTTCCGGGTCGTCTTCGGATGTACTTGGACGGTGACGGAGGTGTTTCGGATGGTGTCGATCTGACCTTTGGGTCGTCGGGGAGTTTGGTTGGTGTTTATAAGAGTTACTTATCGAATGACGAGTTGAGTTTGGATCGTCAGTGGCGGAGTCGTAATGGTTACTGGCGTAGTTACTTGCGGAGTCGTAGTTTTACTTTTCGGGGTGTTGAGCTTGTTGGCGGTACGTTGTGTTGTGGTGGTTCTTGTACTTACCTTGACGGTAGTTCGGATGGTCAGCATTTTGTGTGTGTAGGTTACCGTTCGTCTTTTTGCGGTGACGTTCAGGATATCGAGTTAGACGTTGTACGCGTAGATTAGCTTTTAGGGATGTTAGTTAAGGCAGAGGTTGTAGGCGGTTCGTCGAGTGATCCTCTTGGTTTCGGGAGGGTTGAGCTGCGTTCGAGTGGTTTATGGGATCGCAGCTTGCGGATACCTGTTGTAGGGAATGTTGCGTTGAATGAGGGTGACATTGTCTTTGTAGACATCAGTTGCGGGGTCGATAGTCCTTTGGTTCTTGGTCGTAGTCACGATAGGAGTTGGCGTACGCATGGTAGTTCTTTTTGTTCGGGCTTCAGCTTACTGTGGGAGAGTGTTAGTTCGGACGGTTCGTCTTGGAGTGTTGCTTACACGGAGGGCGATGTTTTCGTCTTTGAGAATAGTTCGGGTTTTGTTTTTCGTAGCGACGGTGGTGTTGTTACGGTTCACGATGGTTCCAATGGAGGTGTTGTTAACGTCGCGCGCATTCGTAGTCTTGTGGAGGCTTTGGTCAAGGATCTTGCAGTCGTAGGTAGCGGCAGCAATGTAGTTAAGTGGCTTGGCACGGACGATCCTTTTTTGGAGGACAAGAACTTTTTACATTAGAGGGTTATGGCTTTTTTGGGTATAGACGTTGCTGAGTGTGTAGATGTTAAGTACGGGGAGAGTCTTTCAGCTATTGAGGATTCAGTTTCTCGTGATAGGCTCAAGTCTATCTTGACGGAGGCGTCTCGTGATTTTATTAATCGGAAGCTTTCGGAGGCTCAGGTTTATTACGATCAGATTCAGGAAGGTTTGAAGAGTTTATCCCAGAGTGCTTCGAGTATGCTTACTATGTCGACTACGCCGACGAATACGGCTTTGGTTGTTGCAGTTTCTACTGGTGCTGGTACTGCTGATGCGTCTGGTTTGGTTTCGGGTGTTAAGTCGAGTCAGAAGTCGAGTTTGTCGGGCGGTGTTTCGACGTGTGTTTCATTGCTGTCGTCTTTGACTGGTGTTTTGTCGGACTTGGGGATCCAGGAGTTGCCTGCCGTGAAGTCAGGTCTTGATACCCTGAGTGAGTCTCTAGAGGGTGCTCGTGTTGCCATTAGTCTTCTTTAGTTTTTTGCTTGTTTATCACATAGACTGCATTAATACTTTACGTCTTGGTCTATGTTTGCCTTTAAGCGAGTGCTTTGTTGTTCGTTTGAGTTAGCGTTGTAGTCTATATTTTTTTACGTTCCGGACATTTCTATGTTCCGGGTGTTTTGTTTTGGGGTAATGCAATTATATATCCATAAAATTTGTAGAGCGTGGATATACCTGCTTATCTTCCGAATGTTAGGGACTTGAGTTTTGTTTACGGGTATGATGAGTTTCGTCAGACCCTTTATTTGTTATTGAAGACGGAGTACGGTCGTTTTTTGCAGAGTCCGGCTATGGGTTCTCGAGTTGCTCCCCATACTATTGATGGTGGTTTGCTTCAGGCGGGTATTAGTGCGACTATCGAGCAGCTTTCAGGTTGTTCTTGCGAGAGTGTAGTTGTTTCCGGGGATCGTGTTATAGTTCGTGTTTCCTATCGGGGTTCGTTGTCTGATTTTGAGTATAGTTTGGGTAGTTTTTAATCTTGGTGTTTCATGGCTCGCGATATAGAGGATATTTATGATTCGCTTGTTGAGTTGATAGGCTCTCGGAGTGGTTCGTCGTGGTCGTCGTTGAAGGACAGCCTTGTAGGCAAGGAGCTTTTGTGGGCGGGAGCCAATATTGTTAGTGCTACGGAGTTTTTGTCGGATAGTGTTAATGGGGTTCTCGACTTGTCACGCTATGATCTTCGTCAGTTGCTTTCGTATGCTTACACGAATGAGGTTCCGGTTGACTTGAGTCGTCCTGCGAGTGTTAAGATATCGTTTTCCGGGTTCTCGGGCAGTAGTCCTCAGACGTTTGCGCCGTTCTCGTTGTGCTTGCGTGTAGGCAATTCGTCGTTTTATAATATTGGTTATTGCGATACGAGTGGTGAGGTTGACTTGTATCAGGGCGTTCCGCAGTATGTTATTTCGGGTTCGGACTTTAGGTCGTCTCTTCCTTTTCCGGCGTCCGATTTGTCCGATGGAGGTCCGTGGCGTTTATATTTGGAGCTTCGTGAGGGTCGTTATCAGAGTAGTTACGTGAAGCTTGGTTCAGATGTTTTGTCGTCGAGTGTTTGGGTTTTCGCACGCTCTATAGGGACGTCTGGTTCCGACTATGGTCCTGTTTTTCCCTACACGAGTTACAATGCGTCTTTATCGAATCCGTCTGCTAAGTTGTACAAGGTTCGTAGCTTGTGGGATTCGAGTTGTGTTGTTTTGTTTGGTGACAGTAACTGGGCCCAGCCTGTTTTGCCGAGCCAGTATGACTATTGCATAGTTTGGCTTCGAGGGACTTATACCCGTTTCACGGTTACGAGTGGTCTGTCTATTGAGGTTACGGGTTCGTCGTCCGTTTCGTCGTTGAAGCAGCTTTCGAGTTCCGAGTCGGGTGTTGGTTTTCGCGTTGTGAGTTCGGTTGACGGGGAGTCTCCGAGTTTGTCTTATGCTCGGAACTATGTTATTTCGTCTATTTTTCGGGATAGTGGTTTGGTAACGGAGACTCAGATTCGTAATTTTGTTTTATCCTTTTCGAGTGTCCAGAGCACTTATTTGTCTGTTTCGCCTCAGTCTGTTGATGTTTATGTCAAGCCTGTTACGGATGGTGATACTGCTTTTGGTTTCATATCCGATTACTTGTATCAGTATGGCGTTAGCGGCATTCATTATAGTGTTTCCGTAGCTACAGCGTTACCTTTTATTATTTCTCTTCGGGCGTCTACGTCTGACAGTTCGTCGTCGTTGATTCAGGCTCAGAATTACTTGCGTCAGCTTTACTCTTATGACAATGTGACGTTGTCGACTCGTGTTTCGAGTGCTTTGGTTCAGCAGGAGCTTACGCTTCAGGGTCTTAATGGCATTGTTGCTACGTTGTATGCTCGGGAGTCTGTTCCGGAGGATACGGGAGGTTCTTTTACGCTTCAGTCGTTGCCTGCTGTTGGTTCTATTGTTTTGCGGGATCGGTCTGGTTTGACTTTTGGTTTTGATTCTGACGGTCGTTTTAAGGAGTATGTTGAGTTGAGCAGTACGCTTGCGTCGTTGTTGAATTCCGAGGGCGTTGTTGCGTCAGGTGTTGGTGATTACGTTTGGCTTGGCGGGAATAATGTAAGTTATCTTGTTTCGCTTCTTGACGGTCGTTTACTTCTTTCGGATTCGTCCGTTTCTTTTGCTTCGGAGTCTGCTCAGTTTGCACCTTATTCGAATGGTCTTCTTGCCTTGTGGAGTGGGAGTGACAAGGATGTTTCGTTCCGTCTTTATAGGGATTCCTCTATTTTCCATGCGGGTCGTTATTCCTTGTTTGAGCGTCCGTCTTACGTCACTCCTGTTTCGTCGTCGGATCCGTCTGGTTTGTTTAGGTTGAAGTCTTACGAGACGGTTAGTGTTTATAGTATTTTGGGGGTTAGTGGCTCTGGCTCGGACTCAGATTTTCTTATAGCCTCTATAAGCTATAAGTTGAGTGTCAGCAGTTCTCCTGTTCAGTATGGTTTAGCTCGCTATCGTCGTTCTGGTTCTGAGTATTACTTGGATTTGACTATGATGCTTGCTAATACGACGTCGTCCTTTGCGTCTGCGTCGTCTTACTATGACGGTGTTTGGTATATGCCTCTTTCGTCGGATTCGTCGGGTAGCCTTTCCGGTTTCTTGATTCATAATGAGTCGTCTCCGGGTCTTGGTGTTACGAATGAGGCTGGCGTTTCGGTGTGGTCTAAGTCTTTGGATCTTGAGCTTATTTCGGGCAGCGATTCTGTGGGTTCCTTGCTTGGTGTCAACGTCTTGAGCATGCATGTTGTGCGTCCCACGTACATGGTTATGCTCTACGAGCGAGATTCGAAGCGTTACTTGGGGTTAGTGTATTTTGTCATTAGTTCAGATACGGTTAGCAAGTTCCGTTATAGCATTTCCAAGGAGGAGTCTTTTGCTGCTCCCTACGCAGATTCGATTGTGAATGTTTCCGGGACGTCTTTGACACTTGTAGGCACTCCGTCTGGAGGTGGGTCGTCCTTGTCGTCATATGTGTTCTGGCATGGTTCTTATACGAGTATAGGTAATGGCTTCTTGTCGTCTTATAGGGTTCTTAAGGCTTCTACTGCTGGTTCGTATGTTTTGACCAATGCGGGGAGTGTAGATTACTCTACTGGTATTATTTATGGTCTTGGAGGTTCGTCTGGCAGTTATGTTGAGTATGAGGTTGGTTCGACCTTGTCAGGAGGTTCTACATATCCGCTGTTGAGTAGTGTTGTTGTAGAGAGTTAAATTTCGTCTTAGTTCATGGATTCGGTAAGGCAGGCTTTTAGGCGTTATTTTATAGATGAGCTTCGTGTTGATCCTGGGTGGTCAGAGTATATAGACCTTCTTGTTTCGGCCTTAGATGTTCGTGCCCTTCACTATCTTCAGTCTGCGGGTGTTCCTTTTGAGTTTTTGTTTTCGGCGTTTGGTTCTCTTTTCGAGAGTAGCAACTCCTTCGTTCAGGTTTATCAGCATAAGGATGGTGAAGATGATAAGAATGCCTATACTCTTTTAGGTTTCAACATGCCTTTTGGGGCTACTACCTATTATGACTTTGGCGAGGCTCGTGTCACGAGTATGCTTCAGGATGTTAAGGATACGTCTGGTGTTCTTACGTCGTATGCGACTTGTTCCTTGTGGGTTGTTCCGGATACAGTTACTTTAGAGGCTCTCTTAGCAGCTGGAGATGCTTGGGCTTCTTTCGTCGCCGAGAACGCCGTTTGGGACACGTCTGCCGACTTGTTTAAGTATGATGCTACTACACCGTGTTGTTTCTTTGTCCGGGTGTGGGAGTATCTCCATGACTCGTCGGAGGCTTTGGTTTCTCCCGAGACTCCGAAGGACTCGTCTTGTGTAGGTCTTCAGCTTGTCGGAGTTCCCGATTGTGTTAATGCGTCTTTCGTTTCCGGGGTTCGTCAGTCGTCAGGTGTTGGCAATAGTTTGTATGGGGTTTCGCCTTATGCTGTTTCACTGTTTCGGCGTCTTTTTGGTCTTGGGATTGATTACACCCTTTGTCCTTTTAGGGTTTACTTAGTAGCAGGTTCTAATTTAGGTTCGACTACCGTAGAGTGGGATTCTTGGGTTGAGTTTCGTCAGGTCTTAGACGCTTTGAACTCTTTTGTTCCTTTATCCGGGAGTGGTTACTCTGAACTTGTAGGATTGGTTGCTGCTGAGGATAGTCTTGTGTCGGCAGTTCATGACTTGTGGGGTACTGGAGATAATGTGGTATCGTCTAATTCTCCGTCTGCATCTTTACGTGCCATTTTCGCTAAGTATGGGAGCATTGTAGGTTACGATAAGAAACTTTGGGTTGTTGGTAATAACTCTCCGGGCTCGAATCTTATTTATCTTGCAGGTTATCCTGATTCGTCGAGCGAGTGGGGTCCATCGTCTCGTTATGTGTGGGCGTCCCCGTCAGAGACTACTATTTCGGAGGAGGCGTCTACGTCGTCAGCTCCGGGAGGTTCTTTTAAGGTTGGTTATGGCGGCGGAGCGTCAGCAGGTAGAGGCTGGTCTGCAAAGTTGACGTCTGATTATAGTGTTCCTCCTCAAATATACCATTCGTCGGAGTTGCTTCCTTATGCTGGTTTTGAGGGTATTGTTTTTGGCACTCCTGTTTCTGATGCCGATCCTGTTTCTATTCCTCTTGTTACTCCGGATTCAGCTACGTCTGCGTCGTCTATTTCTTATGGTATTACGAAGGATTATTATGATTTATCTCTTAATGCTGGTTCCATTGATCGTCTTGTTTTGTCCTTCGGTTGTTCTCAGGCTCAGTTTTATTCCATGCTTCTGGCCCGTGGTTTGGCTTCGTCGGAATCTGAGTGCGATGCTTTTATACGTCGTCTTGAGGATATATTATCGGCTTCGGTCCCTATAGGCGTTAGGGTTCAGGTAGAGTTCAGCTATCGTCTGTCTCGTGTAGAGTTGAGTTTTGTGGTTAACACACCGGATTTATCTCCTTATGTTTTGTTTGACGACGGAGGTTCGGGAGTTTCCACTAAGACTATTTCTGTTGGAGCGGTGGCGGGCTCTACTACTGTAGATATTCTATCCAATTCGGAGTGGGTTGTTAGTGGCAGTGGTGTTGGTCCGTTTGCTCGTGTGAGTGCGGACGGGAAGGTATTTTTGCCTACGATTCATATTGATGTTCCGATTGAGGGTTCTCAGGATTTGAACTTCATGACTTCCGAGAATGAGTTATTAGTTACGTCCGACGGAGATAATGTCATTGTTCGAGAGGGTGGGGATTCTACCGTTGTTTATGTTCAGTCGAACGAGGGTTTCACATTAATTAAGGAAGATTCATGATACAGGTTCGTAGTGTTTCCGCCTTATCGGATGGTGAGGTAGGAGTTATTTGCGCAGAGGGTATAAATCGTCTTATAGGTTTACTGGGAGGAGTAGAGACCAATATCTCGTATCAGCAGTTGACTAATGTTTTATACTTCAACAGTAGTATTGGCGAGTTGCTTACGTCGTCTGCTTCCGTTAATTTAACGTTTGAGCAGGTTCAGTCGTATATTGTTTATTGTACTGCTGTTGGTTATGGGTTGGTTGTCGGGAGTCCGGAGCCGTTTGTCGACTCTGTCACGTCTAAGACTTTAGGTTCGTCTGTTTTGGTGACGTCTGTACTTACCGCCGATGTTCCTGTTGTAGGTGACGGTGTTGTGGGTGGTTTTGGTCTTTTGCTTGGTGGCAATCTTGATTGTCATAGTGAGGGCAACTTGCCGGGTGTTCCGTCCTTCAATTACTTGCCGGGCAAGGAAACAGGTAATGAGCGTTTGTTTGTGTTTACGATGCCAGCGGAAGTCATCAAGAAGGAGAAGGCCACGACTTTGTCTTTACCGTGGGAGATTATCTACCGGAACGTTTAGGGCGTTATTACAACTTTTTTGTGTGAGCTACGTTAATGTCAGACGTAGCTTTTTTTGTCATGCGTAAGTTTCTTAAGGATAATTGCTCTTTGCTGGAGCATCAGGTTGACAGCTGTCGTTCACTTATTTCTAAGCGTCGTGCTTTATTTGTGGATGCTGTAGGCAATGGTAAGTGTAAGTCAGGTGATAGTCGCTTGTTTTTTAATGGGGGTTATCCGAAGTTGAAGGACTTAGTTTCCGGGGCTTCTGAGGGTTTTACGGATTTGTCTGGGTCTGTTTATCAGTGGGATGGTAAGTCTGCGTCTGCGTCGTCTTTTTACAAGGAGTCGAATTGTCGTTTATATCATTGGCTTTGTAAGTCTGGTCGTGAGTTTAACGGCACTGCGGATCATAAGGTTTTAGCATTACGTCGTGGCAAGTCTGTTCCTCATCTTTACAAGATGTCGTCTTTGTCTGCAGGCGACTACATCCTGCGTCCATCTTTTATGCTTGATATAGATACATTGTCTATTGACATGGACTTAGCTACGAAGTGCGTGTTGTATGGTATTTATATCAGTAGTCCTAATCGTTCCTTTGGTCCTACGACGTCTGTGTGTTATTATGGGTCGCGGCGTTTATTAGAGTGGGTTTCAGCAGCAGAGTTTTACTTCTCTTCTCTTTCGGCTTTCGTAGAGCTTTCCGATGTTCCAAATTCGGGTCGTTGTCGTCTTTCTGTTCCTTTAGAATCCTCCTGCCTGCATTCGTGGATCTCTACACAAGAAAAAGCCCCCACAGAGGCTATTTTTGGCCTTTCGGCAGCTTATAGGTTCTATGTTTTTTACGGGGTTTTACTGAGTTATGGATTGAGTGGTGGGACTGTTGGTTTTGGCACTCGGGATGTGTCTCTTCATGCGTGGATGTGTGATCTTTTGGAGTCATTGAATCTGACCTTCTCACGTCAAATTGTGTCTGGGCCGCAGCGTGGTACAGATTACTTCTGCTTCTGCGATCGTATTGGTTTCTCTTTGTTTGTTGATTATTGTCGATTGTTATTACCTTTATTGGAGAGTGCGAATGGAGTAGATTTATCTATATTGCGTGCGGTTCTTGAGATTGATGATTATTATTGGCATGACTGCTCTGGGGGTCCCTATGGTGTTATATCTGCTCTGCCGTCTGACTTTGTTGATTCTTTACGTGCTTTTAATGCTCGGTTTCGTAGGGGCTTTCTTCCGAAAGAGATTGCGCGTTGGCTTAGTAGTATATCACAGACAGGCAATCTTAGCACTCGGACTATTCGCATTCTTGTTTCAGCTTATATTTCCGTAGGTGTTGTTCCTCCGAAGGCGTTACTTCAGTTGAGTGGTTGTGAGTTCGACGAGCTTGTTTCGCGTCGTGAGACGATAGAGGATGTTTACGATCTAACGGTTCCGGATGGGCATGTGTTTGTGAGCGATGGTTGCTTGAATCACAATACGGTTTGTTGTCTGTATTCTTATAGTTATCTGCGGTCTCGCAATAGTGTAGACTTGATGGTTGTGTTCACACCTCTTAATGCTTACACTAAGGAGATCTGGTTGAAGGATGCTCAGAAGTTCACCAACTTGCGTTGCTTGTCTATTGACGAGTTAAAGAAGCGCGTTTCGTCTGGGCAGTCTGTCGAGGATGCTATTAGTGATGTGGATGTTCTTTACGGGAAGCACACGCATTGTAAGACAGATTACGCTTTGCTTCGTGAGCTATATTTGCTGGGGACGAAGAAGCGGATACTCACCACGGTCGATGAGGTTCATGCCTATAAAAATAACAAAACTGAGTTATCGACCACCATGAGTCTTTTGCTTCGCAACACTTACGCTTTGTGGGGCATTACGGCGACGATCCTGTCGAAGAATTGTATTGACACTTATCATATCATCAACTTTGTTTATCCACGTTTTTTCCGCTCTATTCGAGGCTTTCAGAATCAGTTCTGTCGTATGGAGTCTAAGGTCATAGGCCGGAATCCGGATGGTTCCTTGAAGAAGGTCTACACTATTGTTGACTATAAGGACCCGAAGGCGTTGATGGATTACTGTTCGTCGGTTTTGGTTGTAGGTAGTCCTCCTGTTGAGGCTCATGTTCATATGGTTCCTTACACGATGTCTGAGGAGGAGTCAGACTTGTATGCTCGTGTAGCTAATGGCATTATGTTGTCTGGGGTCGACGACGCGGATGACACGTCGTGGTTGAAGCGCGCTCTGTCTCGGGATGATATTCTTTCTCGAGATGTTAAGTCTGTGAAGGACTTGGAGCGTCATTCGTCGCGTTTTATCTATCTTCAGGCTGTCACGGATGGGTGTTTGAATGATGACGGCACGTTTGGCACGAAAGGCGGCAACAAGGTCAAGGCTCTTATTGACTTGTGTCGTGATATTGCGAGCCGTAATGAGTCTGCTCTTATTTACGCGGATTACTACACTACGGTTGATGTGCTGCTTCATCATCTGCGTCGTTCTGGGATTAAGGATTCTAACGGGAAGGATATTGTTGTTGTTGAGCAGTCGTCGCGTGTTGGTTTGAAGAAGAATCAGGTTACCGAGTCGATGTGTTCTCTTAGGAGTTATTTTATAATCATGACTCGGTCGGCTACAGAGTCTGCGAATTTCACGTTTTTGAATAACGCTATTCTGTTTGACATTCCGGTAGTTCCCATTTCGGTTATTCAGTTTGTGGGTCGTATTACACGTCGGTCGAGCAAGTTCTTAGGCAATCTTCATGCTTGGTATTTTCGCAATGGTTGTGACATTAGTGAGTATAAGCTTCGGTTGGTTGGTTTTAAGACTTACATGCAGGAGCGTATATCCTTTGAGGTTCCAAATTTTCCGGGAGAGTATGTTAAGGCGATGACTGACGGAGAGCACTTGAAGATGGCTAAGCGAGTTTTGTTGTGGCATGACTTGAAGCCTCAGAAGGTTAAGCGACCGGACGCGCCTGCTTCTCCGCAGGGTACATTGTTTTGATGAGATTTGGAGAATTAAATTAATTTTCATATCTTTGTGGTGTGTTATTAATTATGGTGGTTATGAAGAAGGATGTTGCTTTTGTAGATGTTGTTTGCGAGGATGTGGATGCCATATCCTATAGGGGTATGAATTTGGTTCCTGACTCCGCTTTGGAGCCTAATGAGGAGGATGTTATGGATGCCTTATCGAAGCATGTAAAATCCGATCCGGGTTATTTTCGAGGTGCTTCTCAGGAGTCTGCAGATGCACTTACGGATTGGTTATTACATTATGCGTGGTTTTAGTATGGTTGTAAAGATAGTTTACTCTGCTACTGCAGAGTTAGAGATTACCACATTAAAATCCAAGTTATCTGATCCGGCGTTGTCTGCTGCAGCTTCTGAGTGTTTGCAGTCTATTGGTACTATTTTGCATCATTTACGGGTTAACCCGTCTTACCTTCCTTCTGAGTTTAACCCTCATAGGTTGTGGAGAGATTTTAGTGGTTATATAGGCGTTTATTTGGAGCCGTCTAAGCATGCGGATGGTCAGAATGCACATCGGATGGTTTACGAAAATATTCGTAGAAAGCCCATGGGTTTAGCCATGGGATGAATACGGACTTTATTTATTCTTTTGATCTTCAATGTACCTCTTGATCGCATCCTCAGATATGTGTCCTATTGTTTCTACGTAATACGACCGAGTCCATAGTGTCGGCAGCTTAGACTTCAAGTGTATGAATTCGGCGCGTAACACATGCGACGTATATCCTTTGAGCTGGGCTACTATACGTGCTATTGGGTCTATCGGATTTGCTTTAATAAATAGATGCACGTGGTCAGGCATGACTTCCATAGACTCTATGATCCATCCGAACTTAGACGCCTGCTCGTACAGCAAGGTCTTAAGTCTTTCAGCAACGCCGTCTACAAGAATGGCTCGTCTATATTTAGGACACCAGATAATATGGTATACAACATTGTAGACTGATCCTTTATTTGTCTGCCATCGTGTTCTCATAGTTTGGTTTTTTATTTGCAAAGATAAGAATTTAATCCTATATTTGTGGCACAAACATGTATAAAAATGTTAACGTATAAATACAAACTTTACCGCACAAAACGCACGAAGTGGCTTAACCAGATGCTTCGAGAGTGCGCTTTTGTTTGGAACCATGCGTTAGCATTACAGAGACGCTACTTACCGCCTCTACGGTAAGTACATCTCGACCGTTGACATGCAGAAACATTACGCTAAGCGTGTCTCGCGTCATCTTCTTTATTCACATAATACGGTTGAGGTTCTTCAGCGTTTGGACGCAGCTTATATACGTTTCTTTAAGGGGTTGGCTAAGCGTCCTCCGAAGTTCCGTCGTGCTTCCGAGTTTAGGTCTTTTGCCTACAAACTGCATTATGGTTACAGGATTGAGGGTAATGTTCTAACGATCAATCGTATAGGCAAGAAATATAAGTTTCATAAATCGCGGGATTATGATGGTCATATAAAGACGGTTAGGGTAAAACGCGATCCCGTCGGAGATTATTGGTTATACGTCGTCACGGATGCTAAGGTCGAGACAAGCAACACGACACATGATGGTGCGGTTGTAGGTATTGACTTTGGCTTGAAGACGTATCTGACATTATCGGACGGCCGCGTTTATCAGAATCCGCAATTTTTTAAGACGTATTTGCATGATATACGACTTGCCCATCGGCGTCTATCCCGCGCGACGCGCGGTGGTGCCAATTACCACCGTCGTCGCTTGGAGTTAGCTCATTTGTATCGTCGTGTGTCTAATCTTCGAGACGACTACCAGTGGGGTCTTGCGCATGAGTTGTGTCGGCGATACAGTACGATCTGCTTGGAGACGTTGAGTCTTGATGGTATGCGTCGTCTTTGGGGCTGCAAGGTTTCAGACCTTAGCCATGCGTCATTTGTCAACAAACTTGAGTTCGTCGCCATGAAGTATGGCACGCGTGTTATTCATGTTGATAAGTGGTTTGTCAGCAGTAAGACGTGCAGCGGTTGCGGGTATGTTAATAAGGCGTTGCGTTTATCGGATAGGTCTTGGGCGTGCCCGGCGTGTGGTATGGTCCATGATAGGGATTTGAATGCGGCGTTGAATCTTGTGCGTTCGGGCATGGACGCTATGATGA